GGTGGCGGTGGTGGTGGTAATGGTGGAACTGGTGGTGGCGGTAATGGTGGCCCACAAAATTCCTCTGCTGTTCAAGGCGGTAATGCAACTTCGTATGGTAGTGGTGGTGGTGGCGGTGGTTGGTGTGGCGGTAGTTGCGCTGGAGGTAATGGAGGTAACGGTGGTGGAGGTATTGCTGTTATTTACTACTCAAACACTTATGCTCTTGCATCTTCAACATCAGGTTCACCAACAGTTCAAAATCTTAACGGTAATAGAATTTATACCTTTACTGGAAATGGGAGCATAACTTTCTAATGGCTCATTTTGCTAAACTTGATGAAAACAATATTGTTACAGAAATAAACGTTGTACACAATAACGAAGTTCCTGATGAGGCTACTGGTATTGCTTTTCTTCATTCTATAGGTTTTGAAGGTAACTGGAAGCAGACTTCATATAACACTCGTGGGGGTGTTCATTATGGAGCAGATGGTCAGCCTGATAATGGTGTTGCTTTACGTAAAAATTATGCCTGTATTGGACATACTTACGATAGCGAACGTGATGCTTTTATTCCTCCTAGCCCATACCCATCTTGGGTTATAGACGAAGATACATGCCTATGGGAAGCCCCTATAGACCGCCCTACGCCAACACAAACTACTGGCTATAGGTGGAACGAAGATACTAAGTTTTGGGATTCTTTTACAAAAACAGAGGTGAGTAAATAATGAGCGTAAGACACGCTAGTGAAGAAGATGTAGATTTAACTAACGTCGTTATTCCAGATGTACCTGATGCTCCTACTATTGGTACTGCTACAGATGTTGGTACTGGGCGCGCTTTAAACAATGGCGCGGCTACAGTCTCATTTACTCCAGCGGCTACTGGTGGAACTCCTACATCTTATACAGCTACATCTACCCCTGGCTCAATCACTGGTACTGGAACTTCTTCTCCTGTAACTGTTACTGGTCTAACAAGCACCTCTTCTTATACCTTCCAAGTAAAGGCAACTAATGCTACTGGAAGCTCTAGTAACTCATCTTCTTCAGGCGCTATTACCGCAACTACAGTGCCAGGCGCGCCTACTATTGGAACTGCTTCTGGTGGAACTAGTGGAGTTGTATCTGTGCCTTTTACCGCGCCAGCATCATCTGGTGGAAAAACTATTACATCTTACACGGCAACTTCTTCTTCTGGAGTAACTGGTACTGGCTCCTCAAGCCCAATTACAGTTAATGAAACAGTCGCTGGAACTTACACCTACACAATTACCGCTACAAATGCTAATGGAACATCTGCTGCATCTTCTGCATCTAACGCTGTTACATCAACATTTACAACCTCTTCTGTTACCTACCTAGTTGTTGCAGGTGGTGGCGGTGCCCCTTACAATTCTTCAACTCCTGTATGTGGTTATTACCACGGTCAAGGCGGTGGTGGTGCTGGAGGTTATAGAACATCAACGCTATCCGTTACCCCTGGTACGGCTTACACAGTAACTGTTGGTGCTGGCGGACCTATGGGACAAAGTTGTGGTAGTTCATCTGTATTTTCATCAATAACATCTATTGGTGGTGGTGGTGGTGGACGAAACATTGGTGGTAGTTCAGGTGGTTCAGGTGGCGGTAGTGGGTCTGGAACTACAAACAGTGGTGGTGCTGGAACTGCTGGACAAGGAAACAACGGCGGAAACGGTGTAACGACTTGGTATGGCGGGGCAGGTGGAGGCGGCGCAGGAGCCGTTGGAGGTAATAACGTTAAAGTTGGCGTTATTGGTAGTGGAAATGGTGGTGCTGGCGGAAGCGGCTCAGTATTTACAATAAATAGTACTACTTATGCTGGCGGCGGTGGCGGTGGTGCTGGAAACGGAAACCAGCAAGTTGTGTCTGGCGGTACTGGCGGAAGCGGTGGCGGTGGTGCTGGTGGAGGCTACGGTAGCTCTTTTGGAAAACCAGGAACTGTTAATACTGGTGGAGGCGGCGGCGGGGGAATGATTGATCAATGTGGTTGCGGTAATATTTCCCCAGGCGGCACGGGCGGTTCTGGTGTTGTTATTATTGCCTACCCAAGCAGTTACGCAAATATTACAACCATTAGCGGTGGCTTGACTTACTCAGGTCCAACAACAATTGGCAGTAATAAGGTTTATACATTTACAGCGGGAACAGGTACGGTGACATTTTAATGGCACATTATGCTTTTCTTGATGAAAACAATATTGTTACACAAGTTATTGTAGGCAAAGATGAGACTGAACTTATTGATGGGCTTGACCCTGAAACTTGGTACGGTAATTTTCAAGGACAAAGATGTCTAAGAACTTCATATAATACGTATGGTGGAGTAAATGATAAAGGCACACCGTTTCGTAAAAATTATGCGGGTATTGGTTTTACCTATGATGCAACTCGTGATGCTTTTATTCCACCTAGCCCATACCCATCTTGGTTATTAAATGAGGATACTTGCCTATGGGAAGCACCAACCCCACGCCCAAAGGCTACTGAAACAACACGTTGGAAATGGGATGAGCCAAGCGTGTCTTGGATTGAAGTCCCTAAAAACGTATAGTCTTTTCTTAAACCTGTGGTAGCCTAGCACCCTAACAAGGGAGCGATAGATGGAGATTATTTTTACAGACATCCACAATCCAGAGGGTGTATTAGAAAAGCCAAAACCTGCTACTGAGTACATTCCTCAATGGTATAAAGATGCCAAGGCATATACAAGTCCAGATGGTAAGAAGGCGCCAACTCTAGATGGCTCACCTATGGCAACTATTAAGCGCTGTATGCCTCTATGGGACATGATGACTGCTGGTTACATTATGGAGACCCCGTACGATATTTATATTCGTCAGACTCCTGAAGGTCCGTATTTTCAATGGGGAGCAAATGAGGCTATTGCTTTTCAATCTATGGAGCAGTTTCAAAATCATCCGTACTCACGCGATATTAACTACGCAGTAAGAATTGTTATACCTTGGTCCATTAAGACTCCTAAGGGTTGGTCAATTATGGTTATGGAACCACAACACCATGAGCCTGCGCCTATTAGTTGCGCCAGTGGAATTGTAGATAGCGATGACTTCTCAATCCCATTTAATATGTTCCTTAAGTTACGGGACCCTAAGTTTGAGGGCATGATTCCTGCTGGTACTCCATTCCTACAGATTATTCCTTTCAAGCGTGAAGACTGGACATCATCAATTGGTGGGGAGAAAGAAAGAAAAAAATATGACGTTGATATGCGTAAATTTGGACGTGTCTTCTTTGACCGCTATAAGAAGTTCTGGTGGAATAAAAAAGAGTACAAGTAGTTTTGGGCTTTAAAAGAATATAAGTAAGAGATAATGGGTAGATGACCGATGCCCATAAAGAACAATTAAACTTACATTTAGTTGTATCTACTCCTGAGCATGAACCTAGAGAGTCAGACCCCCATTATCATCTCTTTAATCAGGCTAAAGCTAGAATTAAAAAAGCTGGACTATGGAAGTGCATTATTAATGATGACCTGTGCTCTGGAGGCCCTGAGCTTCACCACAGCCATATTGAGTTTTCACAGGTTAACTCTATGGACCCAACAAAGGTTGAGCGCGCTTTTGGAGTCCACTTTGAGAACGATGAAGAGTTTCAAAATTGGATTGAAAGTCCAGGCAATCTAGAGGTTCTCTGCACCGCTCATCACAGAACTCTCTACGGTATACATTCAATTCCAGCCCCTTTGTGGGAGACTTTTAGATATAGAAAAGCGGGCACAGAAGCTGCTGCGCAGCACCTTACAAATTCAGATAAATAGGGGATAATAAAAGTATGCGCGGATACACTCAAGGCGGTCGGTTTAACTCCGACTTTGAAACCAATGACATCTTATCTGGTGTTAACTCTGAGTTGCGCAATCCCGTAGGCACAGTTGCTCAATGGTGGTTCTTTGATATCACCGACACAAACATTGACCCTATCTATGATGTGGGCGATGGGGTATCTGCCTCTGGTGGTGGCCGTAAATGGTATGGCCCTTATAGCATTCCTATTGTGCGCGCCGTTATCTCTCAAGGTAGCGCTAAGACTTCTCAGGCTGGTTTCTATAAAGCCGATGAGCTCCACCTTACAATTAACATTGAAGACCTTAATAAAATTGACCCAACTCTTGAATCTCAGATTTACTCTATCGGCCAGCAAGATAAGAGCCGCGTAGTATGGAAAGGCGAAGTGTATCGCCCATATTTGACCCAGCAACGCGGTATAGTTGCTGAACGCTATACTTTGCTAGCCATTGACTGTATTCAGGTCATGCCTGAAGAACTTGTCAATGACCCTCAATTTGCTCAGTACGCCAACTAAGGAGACCCATGGCACTAACACACTCAGTTGTTACGTTAAACTCGTCAACAGCTACACTACTTAACAATGATCCTGCAGTTACCGTGGGACCAGAAACCCGCAACACTTGGCAGTACGGCTCTATCTCTATCCAAAACACAGACGCTTCTATCATTGTCTATATTGGATCTTCAAGCGTAACATCTACTTCATATGGCGCTTCACTTGCCGCTGGAGCTTCGATTACTCTTGACAGCTTAAGCCCTTCAGAGAAGATCTACGCAATTGCTGCTTCAGGTTCACCTAAAGTTGCTACATTAATGGTGACAACTGCGTGAGTATCCGCATAACTAAAAAAGGCGAGAGCATTAAAGTCTCAGCCTCTTCAACAAAGAAAGCTTCAATTAAAGTAAAAGGTAAGTAATGCCATTTAAATCTGAAGCCCAAGAAAAGTGGATGTACGCTACCCACCCAGAGATGGCGCGCCAATGGCAGAAAGAAACACCAAAAGGTAAATTACCTAAGAAAGTTAAGAAGGAGAAAAAAGATGGCAAAAGCTAAGTTAGGCTCAGGAGCTCGTTTCAAGAAGATTGAATCTGAAGCTAAGAAGTCAGGCGCTAAGGATCCTGCCGCGGTAGCCGCTGCAGCAGGCATTAAAAAGTATGGTAAAAAGAAAATGACTAAACTTGCCGTTAAGGGCAAGAGAGATGAGAAGAAATAATGTGCATGTCATGTGGTTGCGGTAAGAAAAAGGGCGAAGTCGGATACGGCAAGGGTAAGAAAGCCGATAAGAAGCAAGACGCCAAAGTTATGAAGGGCATGACCCCTAAGCAAAAGTCAGCATTCGCAAAGGCTGATAAGAAGATGGATGCTAAGAAGCCATCTGCCAAGGCTGATGCAAAGATGGACAAGGCTCTAGCCGCTAAGGTGAAGAAGTCTAAGTAATTAAAATAGAAATGACTTGAGGGCGCCTACGGGCGCCCTTTCGTTTATCCTTATAGTAGTTTCCCGTGCGGGGAACTAAGCACCACCCTTGCGAAGTATCTTGCCTCCTAAAGGAGATTTGCCGTGTCTGAAAAACTAGACAAACCGTCGGATATCGAATTTGCTCAAGCAATTGTCGATAATATCCCTCACCCTGGCAAAACAGAGTTACTCCAAGGAGTGGCTGCAGGATATCTAATAAGCAAAGCGGTTAAGCGTGTTATTAAAAAACGATAACCTAGAGCATCTTTCTGACTCGGCTGCCAAAGAGCTTATTGAGCCGCTAACAAATCTACTTCACTCCCTAGCTGAAAAATCTGGCTGGCCTGAAGACATTATTTTGAGTTTATCTGTAGAGCTCAACGAAGACTTTGAGATCTTTGTTAATTACCCAGACAGCATGCGCCAAGAGATTGAAGACTTGGAATACGGCGCCTTTCAAGGGCTCCCTAACGCTGTTATCCGCCCATTCATCTATAGAGCCCCTTCTATTATCAAACAGATTTTAGAAGAACAAATAATTCCAGAGCTCTTTTACTCATTGGGGATTATGTAATGGGTAATCCATTTATTATTGCTGAGGACCTAGCCCTTAAGAATTTGCTCTCAGGCATCACAGTATCTGATGACGTTAATGCTAGTCGACCAGTTAAGGCTTGGTTTGGCTACCCTGACGTGGAAGTTCGTGACCAAACATTTCCATTTATCACAATTGACCTTATTGACATCATGCCTGGTAATGAACGTCAGACATACGGTTACATGGTAGATAACGATAACCGCGGCACACAGACACCAGTATCTGGATACTCATATACATACATCACACCTGTTGCCTATGACCTTATCTACCAAGTGACTTCTTACTCTCGCCATCCGCGCCATGACCGTGCGCTTATGTACCAACTACTAAATAAGTTTCCATCAAAATACGGATACCTAATCGTGCCTAATCAACTAGGTACTGAGAACAGTAGCCGTTCAATGTTTCTTGATGGATTTGTAAAGAGAGACGCAGTTGAAGGTGAAACTGGAAACCGTCGTCTTTTGAGAAATGTATTGTCCATTCGAGTACTCAGTGAAATGACTCCTGCACAGGCAGCCACTGCTACAAAGAATGTTCAGTATGTCGATATCAACGCTACTACATCGTATATCCCGTCTGGCATGATACCTCTACCACCATCCGTTAACTAAGTAAATAATAAGGAGATAATCTAATGGCAACCTACCTACGCCCTGGGGTATACGTTCAAGAGACGCTAAACCCTATTCAACCACTAGCAGGAGCGGCATCAAATACTGTTGCTGCCTTTGTTGGCGCGAATGACCGCGGACCAACAACACCTACTTTGGTAACTTCTTGGAGCCAATATGTAAACGCATTTGGTTCTTGGAACACAACTCAATCTAACAACCTTCCACTTGCTCTGTACATGTACTTTGCTAATGGCGGAAACACAGCCTATGTAACTCGTGTTGCTGGCTCTAGCGCATCAGCCGCTACCCGCACATTTAATGATGGAGCAGGTACCCCTGCCGCTACTTTGAGGCTAACAGCAGCAAACGTAGGCGCTTGGGGCAACAGCATCAATATCAGCATTGCTGCCTCTACAACTACTGGTTACTTTAACGTTGTAGTTTATTATGCTGGCTCTGCTGCTGGAAACATTGTTGAGCAATGGAACGACGTATCAATGACAGCTACAGATTCTCGATATGCTGTAACAGTTATTAATAACAACTCAACATATCTTGTAGCAACAGATATGGGCTCAACCGCTACTGGAGCAACCCGTAACCCATCAACAGTTACAAACTCTGCTCTAAGCACAGGCTCAGACGGCTCAGCTGTTACAAGCACAAATATCCTAAACTCACTTAGCCTATATGACACCATCCCACAATCTTTGGTACTTAACATCCCAGGATACACAGATGCTACAACAGTCAATGGAGCTATCTCATATGCAACTGGAGCAACTCGTCCAAACGATGTCTTTGTAGTCATTGATGGAATTAACGACACTGCAGCCAACCAACTATCACTTGCAGCTACCTATACAGCAACTTCATATGCTGCTGTTTACTACCCACAACTTACAATTGCTGACCCAACAGCTTCTGTAGGTGCTACAACAGGCGCAGTTAAGACTGTTGGAGCAGGTCCCGCTGTAGTAGGTCTATATGCAGCAACAGATACATCTCGTGGAGTCTTTAAGGCACCAGCTGGTCTACAAGCTCGTCTTGCAGGCGTTGTATCAGTTCCTTCACTATCAATGGCGGATTTGGATAGCCTAAACAGCACCAACCCACCAGTTAACGCAATTCGTTATATCTCAGGTTCTGGAATCGTAGTATTTGGCGCTCGTACACTTAAGGGTGGATACGTAGACCGTTACGTACCAGTCCGTCGTAGCCTTATCTACATTGAGAAGGTTCTTCGTGATATCACACGCTTTGCAGTATTTGAGCCAAACGATGCTCTTCTATGGGCTCGTCTTAACGCAACCTGCAGCGCATTCTTGACATCATTCTGGTCTCAAGGTGGGCTATCAGGTACAAGTCCTGCTAACGCTTACTTCGTTAAGTGCGACGCAGATAACAACCCACAAAGTTCCATTGATAATGGAATTGTAAATATTCAAGTTGGAGTTGCTCTACAACGCCCAGCTGAATTCGTAGTAATCAACATCGGTCAGTACAACGGTGGAACCACCGTTACTGTGGCGTAAAGGAGATAAATAAAAATGGCAAGTTCAACACTAGCTACCTATAACTCAAGTCTAGCAACTGACCCACTTCGCGGGTTTAGGTTTACTGCTAGCTTTAAGCAATCAGCTGGAGATGCTACTGCTCCATTTGATAAGCGCATCCAAGACGCTGCTGGAACAGTAACACCACCTACAAGTGGAGTTTCAACTGGCTGGGTCGGAGGATTTACAAACGTCAGTGGGTTGTCTATCAACACACAGGCTATCCAGTACCGTGAAGGCGGATACAACACCACCGTTCACCAGATTCCTGGCATGACCACATTCTCACCAGTGACATTCTCACGTGGTGTTCTATATGGAAATGACCAAGCAATCGCGTGGATGCGCGGTATGTTTTCAGCTGCTCAGGGTTCTGGCCTTAATGGCTCATCTACACCAGGAAACTTCCGTGTAGATATCACATTGACAGTCAATGACCACCCAAATACAAATGCAACAGCTGATAGAGCCAAAATGGCTTTTAAAATTCACAATGCGTGGATTACTGGGCTAAACTATACCGACTTGGATGCAACAAATGGAGCAATCCTTTTTGAAACAATGCAATTGGTTCACGAAGGACTATCTGTTTACTACACCAAGGCAGACGGAAGCCCAGCAGACCCAGATACACCTCTAGCAACACTCTAAGACTAATTAATTAGGAGAACTACACGTGACACAAGTTATTACAGATGCAGACTTAGTAAATAAGTTTGCGCAACAGGCAATGGAGGAGCCCGCTCAAGTAATTGAGACCAAGGCTCCTCTAGGGCCAGAAGTCAGATTACCTGGCGGCTTTATAGAAAATGGTGAAGTCATTAAGACAGCAGAAGTTCGAGAGCTAACTGGTATTGATGAAGAGGCTATTGCCAAAGCGTCAACTACTGGTAAAGCCCTTAACGTTCTTTTGCAAAGAGGTCTTGTCAAGATTGGCTCAAGGGATGCAACCATTGAGGATTTAGACAAGCTCCTATCTGGTGATCGCGACGCTATCTTAATAGGTGTGCGCCGTATTACTTTTGGAGACACTCTTGACTTATCTATTGTTTGCGGTAATTGTGCAGAGTCTCAAGACGTTTCTATTGACCTTGAGGTTGATGTGCCAACTAAGACTCTCAATGACCCTGCAGCAGATAGAACTTGGAGAGTAGAGACAAAGAAAGGTTACGTAACAGTAACCCTTCCTACAGGTCTTACTCAAAAGAAACTATTAGAAAATGCAGAAAAAACTTCTGCAGAAATTAATACTTTACTTCTATCTGGATGTGTTTTATCAGTAAATGATGTGCCTTCTATGGGAGCAAGCACAGTATTAAATCTAAGCATGTCTGACCGCACAAAGATTATTGAATCTATTCTTGACCGTAACCCAGGCCCACGCCTTGGGGAGGTGAAGAAGACCTGCAAGGCATGTGGTGAAGCTATCGCTCTCCCACTTAGTCTTGTCGATTTGTTTCGCCTATAGCGAAGCAGATTATGAAAAATTGCTTGACCAGTACGAATCTATAACAAGAACTTTTACTGGTTGGACACTAGCAGATATAAGAAGTTTATCTGCTAGAGAAAGAATTAACTGGATTGAGCGCGCTATGCGAGGTAGGAGGTAAAAATGGCTGACGATAGTAAAACCGCTATGGGCATTGGCGGAATATCAAATACTGTTACTAGTATTAACAAAGATATTTTGCAATTAGCTTCAACCATTGAAAACACACTCCTACCTAAAGTCCAAGCCCTTTCATCAGCCTTTAAAGGTATGGGGATGGGTGGCGGTGGAGGTGGCGTTAACCAAGTAATGTCAGGTCCTGGTGGAGGAAACGCTAATAGAATAGCTATGGGAGTGTCTGCTGCAAGCGCTGCCTTTGGCGCTATGCCTAGTGTGCCCACCGCTGTTATGCAAGACCTATTAACACAGCGTGCATCATTTTATGGGCTTGGTGGAGCAAATGGTGCTGGCGGAGTTCGTTCTTTACAAAAGAGTTTAGCCTATGGCGGAACAGCTCTTAATAGCATGGACACAACAAATGCAATTATTGCCGCTCAAAATGCTGGCCTTGGAGGCGTAAGCAACTTTAATAAAGTTATGGCTGGGGCAGCTCAAGCCTCTAATATAACTCCTGGTATTGGTATTACTGGGGCAGCAACGGCAATTGCTGGAACAATGAACGCTCCTACAACCGTAAACCTTGCCAGAACAATTGGAATTAACATTCGCGGTGCTGATGGAAGCATGATGCCTTTCCCACAACTAGTAGATAAAATTTGGGCGTTTATTAGCCAAAATAGCGGTGGACGTGGCATGGATAAAAAGTCTCTTCAATATTCTATGCAACCAGGTTACGGCGTATACAACATGCTAAGTGGTCTTTTTAATGGCGACCCAACAATGATTAAAATGGTTTCAGATGCTCTTCTTGTAAAAGCAACTTTTAATGGACAAGCAGTAGGAACAATTAGCAGAGAACAAATGGTCAATGCTGGAATTCAATCCGCAACTGTGCGTAATATGGCTAGTCAAACAGCTGCTCAAACAAGTTTACTTACAGCAACCGCCTCTGCTACTGCTGGAGGCTATGCTGGTGCTGCTGATATAGGAACAGGTATGAACAATCTTGCAGCCTCTATGAGCAATTTAACTGCAGTGCTTGGTGGAGGAAAAGGATTAGGAACTGGAGTTTTAGGCCTTGGTGGAGGCGCAATGGGCAGCTTAGGAAAAGTTGGAATTGGATTTGCTGTTAAAAGTTTATTTAAAGATGCACCAGAAATGCTACTAAAGCTTTTACCTTTACTAGGACTTGCTTTAGAAACTGGCGGCCCTGCCCAAGGAAATATGCCGTACGTTGTTGGTGAAAAAGGCCCAGAGCTATTTATCCCTAAGACTGACGGAACAGTTATACCTAACAATATGTTTAAAGAAAGTGGTGGTGGAGTATCCTCATATGGAGCGGCTGGACCTAAAACAGCATTAACAGATAGTCAATTAAAGAATGTTCTTAAAGCAGCTGGTTTTAAAGGCGCCTCTTTAGATACAGCATTTAATGTAGCACGTATGGAATCTGGTGGAAGACCAGGCGCGCTTAACCCAAATTCTAGTACTGGAGATTACTCTGAAGGTCTTTTTCAAATTAATATGATTGGTGATTTAGGTAGAAAAAGAAATGCACAGTATTTAAAAGACTATGCTTCTATTGGTTATACTGGTCCTCAAAGCCTTTACAATCCAGCAATTAATGCAAAAATTGCTTATGATATTTCTCATGGCGGAACTACGTGGAGCAACGCTTGGACTAATACCGCTAGAAAACTTGGAATAATTGACGCTGGTGGCTCTTCTATGGGCGGAGGAGTGGCGTCAATAAATAGCGTGGCTCAATCGGGCGACCCAACCGCTGCATCAAGATTTGCTGCTGCTCAAGCTGCTGCTTTTGGAGGAGGAGCTGGTGGCGGTGGAAACATTAATTATGGTGGGTTTACTATCAATGTAAACGGAATAACAGACCCAAATAAAGTTGCCTCAGAAGTTAAAAAGATTTTACAAAATCCTACTCAAACGATAGGAAAGAAATAAATGGCAACAACTTTTGGAGGAATTCCAGTACCTAATTCACCTATGGGCTCTGGTAAAGGGGCGTTTTCCCCAGTAAATACGGCTAAATTGGATCCACAAGTTGCTCGTGTGGTTAAAGAAGCTATTGCTGTAAACAAAACACTGGGAATTAATACAAAAAAAGCCCCAGTTCAAATCTCTGGATTCACTAACCTATACGATTTTAATGGAAAAGTTGTTCAAAAAGGATCTTCAGGACAGCAATCAAAACCAGGACCAATACCGTTTACCCCTGCTACCTACGCGGCCCCAACAACAATGCAGTTTAACTTACCTCCACATGCTTGGAGTTTGCCTTTAAATCCATCTAAAACAGATACCTCTATTTATAGGGGTAATGTTGTAGATAACTCAACACGTAGAGCTATCATGTGGTATTACGCAGACGCAACAGGCGTTAGTACCAATGGTATTTTGACCCCAAGCAATACCACGTCAAAAAGCACAACAACTGGAACCACAACATCTTCTGATACAAATACGCATTGGGGCTTTCAATTCTTGTGGAATCCACAGCAATTTAGCAGTGTATTAACAAGAAACGCTAATGTGGTACCTAGTGCTTTAGACGCTCATGCTGCTTTGAGCGGTCTTTTTACAGCTATGGAAGCTATTCAACTAACTATTGTAATCGATAGAGTTAATGACTTTGCTTGTTTTAAAAGCTCATACTCCCCATATGCTGCTTCTCCAGCTTCAACTTTTGCTGATTATTACAATGCGGGCGGTACTGCAGGTAAACTACAAGATATCCCAACCCTTATTGATGATTTAATGAAAAAGGGTACTATGGCAGACATTGAGTTTATATATAAAATGATTAACGGATCTGGACGAATGGACAGCTCTGGGGCAGACCTTGTTTGGGTAAACGCATTAAACAGAAAAACTGCAGACTTATCATTTTTGTCCCCTACCGCAATCGCACTTCAATTAGGTCCAAATCCAGACAGCCTTTCCTATGTAGGTTGGATAGAGAGTTTAAATATAAACCACACTATGTTTACAGAAGACATGATCCCAATTCATTCAGAGATTACGTTAAACTTCAACGCATTCTCTCGAGTCTCATTGCTAAGTAAAGGGTAATAATGACAATTTATAAAGGATCTAGATACGAGTACTCTACAATTGATTTTGTATCTAAAACTGTAAATGGACAAGCTAACCCAATTGTTTTTTATGACTTTACAACTTTGGGTGGATTAACATACATTGAGCATGAATATGTTGAAGGAGAACGCTTAGACCAAATAGCGTTTAAATATTATAGAGATCCTGCTTTTTGGTGGATTATTCCTGAATTTAATCCTCAAGTTACTGACTTTACAGCTATTCCAGTAGGGACGGTTTTAAAGATACCAAATGTTTAATTACGTTACAGTAACTTTTCCAAATACAACCGTGGGTCCTTCATACGTTTACTCCATGCAATTTTACCAAACTAAATACGAGCATGAGATAGCCGTAATTCAATTTAGAGACTGGGCTGTTAGGTATGATGTTGTGGAAAGCGGTTCTCCTGTACAGTTTACTATTGGCAACTCTAAAACTTCAAAAACTTTTAAAGGGTATGTTCACCATGTAAATGTAAATAGAACTCCTGGTTCATTTTTAACAGAAATAGTTGTCCTCGGGGCCTCTATGGTTATGAAAAATGAATCACAATACGTGTATAAAGGTCTTTCTGCCGATGCAATTATTCAAAAAATTGCTAAAAAATATAAATTTGTTGCCTTTACCATTGGTCACCCCCGTATATATCCTCAAGTATCCCAAGCTGGTCATACAGATTGGGAGTTAATGGTTAGGTTGGCTAAACAATCAGGATATAGCCTGAGAGCCGAAAACACAGAAATTTACTTTCAGCCAATGCTTTATGAATACACAAGTAAACGGTCAGAAGCATCTTATTTTGTAATGCGTGATTCAAATGACCCTAATGGCTCTACCATATACTCTTTTGAACCAATAATTGGTGAGTCTATAACCTATGACGGAGATATGAAATCTGCTGTGGCGGTGTCTGGTTTAGACACAGCAACCACTACACCTATAGCTTTAACAACTAAAAATAAAGCAAAAACAACTAAAACTAAAAGTTCTGCTGAATTTTTTGATAAATTTCATACCCATGTTGTAGCCAATAACCCAGCAATTGCTAAACACGAGTCAAAAGCTGCGGATGATAGAAACGCATTTCCTTACAGAGCCACAGTAGAGGTGTTAGGCAACCCTACTTTAAGACCAGATTTGCCTATTTACTTAGATGGCTTAGGCAATTACTACACTGGTTATTGGACCATTCTTAGCGCAGAGCATAAAGTTATAGAAAAAGAAAGAAATAGCCAAATTTATACAACTATCCTTACTGTAGGAACTGATTCTTTAGGAACAGCTGCTACCTGGACAGATGGAAAATTAATTACAAAACCATCAGCTACTCCAGCAAGAACTGTTATCCCTAATGTTCGTCAAACTGCGGTTGTACCGACCTCTAAGATACTAAAAACATCTCCTAACCTGGGACCTCAATCAGTTGGTTCATTTGGAACTTTAAACAACAGAGCTAAAACTACAACCAATGGTCCAGTCTGGGTTTCTTCAACCGCTACACTTAACCCAGTTTCTCAAGCAAACGGAAGCAAAGCTCAAACTGCTAACAGACTATTGACAAAGATACCGAGCATATTATGAATGAAGATAAGCGCTTTTACGGAATATACGAGGGCATTTGCACCAATAATCAAGACCCTACTAAGAAGTCTATGATTAAATTAAAAGTTCCTCAAGTATTGGGGGACGCTGAAACAGACTGGGCAAAACCTTGCCTTCCTGTAACAGACAACTCCAATCATCCTGACCACATAGCGCATACGGCTGCTCAAGTAGCCGCCTTACTTGTAAACCACACGGACACAATTACAACAAGTTCGGTAAATGATGGTGGAACAGGGTCTAGCTCACATTCCCACACCGTAACTCTTAATGCTGCGCATAGTGGTAACTCAGGAACTCTAAAGCACCCTCATGTTACAACAGTAAGTAAAACAAATAAATGGAATGCTTCTTCTGGAGCATATAATGATCTAACCAGCACTTTAGAGCACACACCTCATAGACTGGTCCCAGATGTTAAACAAAAAGTATGGGTCATGTTTATTGCAGGAGACCCTAATTTTCCAGTATGGATGGGAGTTGAACTATGAGTAAAGCAATAGCTTTGCCTTTTTCTTTTGATGATAATGGGGCTATCTACAACACTAGCGATCAGAAAAAAATAATGCAAGACCGAGTAGTTCTTGCAATTATGACTTTAGTTAGTGAAAGGGTCATGCGTCCTGGTTATGGAACAAGAGTTCGTGCTTCATCTTTTGAAAATAATAATGCGGCAGTTGCTATGATTAAAAAAGAAATCTCACAAGGCTTCTCTCAAATGCTTCCTTACTTAACTCTTATTTCTGTAGACCCCTCTATAAGTCAAGATGATGGTCATTTAGATGTATCAATTACCTATAAGTACGGTAGTTCTCAGAACCCTGAGACTGTAACGATTAAAACTGATATTCTTAGCCAAGCTGGGGATGTAATCACGGAGGTTCCATATGGCAACAAGTAACTATGTACCGTCTATAGACTACACATCTAGAGACTACGCATCAATTTTGTCTGATATGACAACCTTGATACCTAACTTCTCCCCTAATTGGACAAACCGCGACCCTGCAGACTTTGGTATGACCCTGTTGGAGCTGTTCTCCTACATGGGAGATATCCTCAACTATTACATTGACCGCGCTGCTAACGAAGCTTTTATTGCCACAGCCACTCAACGCTCAAGCGTTCTTCAAATAGCCAATCTTCTTGGGTATACACCTACAGATATAACAGCAGCAACTGTAACGTTAACTTTTCAAAATTCAACTGGCTCTATTATTACAATTCCAGCACTTACTCAGGTAGCTACCTCACTAGTTCAAAACGCAACTACAACTCAGATTGTATTTGAAACAGACTCAGCTCTATCCATACCTGCTGCTTCTGGTGCTGTTAATGGGTCAGCTACAGTAACCGCCACTCAAGGTGAAACTGTTTATAATGAAGTAATCGGTACTTCAGACGGCAGTGCAAATCAAACATACCAATTATCAAATAACTCAGTTATTAATTCATCAGTTCAAATTACAATCAATGGCGTGTCGTATCAAAAAGTTAATTATCTAATTGATTCAAATAGTTATGATCCAGTTTTTACAACGTTTACTAATGCAGACGGCTATACATACATAAAATTTGGTGATAGCGTCAGTGGACGTATTCCTCCAAATGGAATTGCTATATATGCAACTTATAGAATTGGAGCAGGTTCGTTAGGAAATGTAGCCTCCAATACAATTAATTACATTATAAATGTTCCTAGTTCTATTATACCTGTTGGGTTAACAGTTGCAAACCAGGACATTTCAATATCTGGTGACGGAGCCGCTACAGGAGGAGCTGATGCGGAATCAACAGACTCTATTAGAATTAATGCTCCATTAAGTATTCGTGCAATTAACAGAGCTGTATCTTTAACAGATTATGCAGCTCTTGCTGTGCAGGTATCTGGAGTATCTAAAGCAATAGCAACAGCAAGTGTTTACACATCTGTGACCCTTTACTTTGCTCCTTCTGGAGACCCAGGAGTAGCTACAGATAATGTAACCCCTACTACAGTATTTAATACTCTATCTACAAAAATCCTTACCGCTTTAACTGATAGAGCGCCAGCTAATACAACCATTACCTTTCAACCTCCTAAATATGTTGGGGTCTACTTAATAGTAAATGTAACCGTTTTGCCACAGTATAAGCAATCCTCTGTTTTAACAAACGTTACAGCGGCCCTAAACGCCCTTCTATATATAGACAACGTAGTTTTTGGAGACACACTGGCTGTATCTGACGTTTATTCAGCAATTGCTTCAGTAGATGGGGTTGGGTACCAAAGCATAACTAAAATGGTTAGAGCGGACCAAGACCAAACCTATACAATTAACAATAAAGCACTAACATCTAATGTGGCTACCTTAACAACCTCTGCTACCCACACGCTAACTGTAGGTCAAACAGTGTCTGTTACAGGAGTAGACTCAACATTTAACGGTACCTTTGTTGTCACTGGAGTTACAACCAATACATTTTCGTATGCTCTGGTAGCGACTAACGTATCTTCTGCGTCGGCTTCTGGTTCAGTTACAGCCTTGACTGTTGGGAATATTGTTTGCGCCTCTAGCGAAATACCTACTTTATATGAACTAGGAACTACAGCTAGCTCATCTGCAACTGGTATTGGAAGTCTTACAGTAAACGTAACGGGCGGAATTCTTAGCTAACCATGTCACGCTACGGAATTGATTACTATGGTGAAGCCTATTACGGCACTGATAACCCTATTAAGTTTGACGCCACCCCTTTTACAGCAATTCCATCTAAACAAGGCCAAATACTTTTAAACTGGACAGACCCAACAGGTAACTGGTCTAAGTTAGTTGTCGTAAGAAACACTTACGGATTTCCTGTAGATGTATCTGACGGAACCATCATACTAACTGCCTACAACGGAGCAGACCCTGTTATCTATCAAGATACTGGATTGGCACCAAGCCAGTTTTATTACTACACAATTTTTGTCTATAACCTTGTTCAATATGCTTGGTCTAATGCGGGTAGCGCGTTTGCGGTTTCAGTTAAAGACCAAGGAAGCACTACAAATCTTTATAACTCACTTCCTGATATTTACAAGATTACTTCGCCTTACTCCCCCTCATCTGATTGGGATAATCCAGCCCTCTATTCATTCCTAAGTAACTTTGGTTTTGAGTTGGACTATGAGCACACAATGACAGAGCTATTACTAGAGCGCTATAACCCTGAAAAAGTAAATGGAGCGCTAGTCCCAACCCTTATGAACCAATTTGGTCAGACGTATGAACCAGCTATTGGTCTTCAACAAAACCGCATTTTGTTGCGTGATGGAGTTACCCTTACAAAGCAAAAAGGTTCTAAAGAAGGATTACTAGGTTTTATTAAAGACTTTAGTGGGTGGGGGGTTCCAGTACCTATATCTGGCACGCCTAACCCAAGCACTAATGGAATCACTATTGGTCACAACATTATGCTGGACTATAACGACTCTTCATTTGAAGAAGGAACTGGTCACTGGGTATCTGGAGATGGCACAGCAGACATTGATTATATGCCAATAATGAATATCCTCACAATATCTGTTACTTCAAATGTTGCTACTTTAACCTTTAGCGCAAGTTACAACCAACAATACGATGTTGGAGATTACATAACAATCAGTGGATTGCCTTACCCTTTATTTAACTCAGCAACTCCATACACAATTACCGCGGTTACCTCAACCTCTTTAAGCTTTGCTATAACAACTTCTAACCTAGCCACAACTACTGGTTACAACGCCGCAACTGGAGCTTACGGATTAATTACCCCATACCCAGCACCATGGGTAGAACCAACAGCGCCTACACTATTTCCAAATAAAGCAAACAGCATCCTCTCTATCTATAATGCTTCAGCAAGCGCTCAAACTCTTAACGTCTACTGTGGGGACGACGCTCCAATAACAAACGGAATACCAGTAACCGCTGCAACAACATACTGCTTTAGTATTTACGCTTCTAAAGGAGCGGGCTCGACTGCACGAACAGTTACAGCAAAAATTAAGTGGTACAACCGTTTTGGTGTTTATCTATCCACATCTAGTGGCACTGGAGTATCTGATAATACAGCCACATTCTCTGGTTCATACCGCCCTTATGTATCAGCCGCTGCTCCTACTGGCGCTTATTATGCTGCTCCAGGAATCTCTGTTGCATCTGTAGGAGGCTCTGCTACTAACGAGCATCACTTCTTTGATGCGGCTCAATTTGAAGTTGCTAGCACGCCTACATCATTTGATGAAGCCCGCCAACTACACATCACTTTGCGCGCTAACAGAATCAATGAATTAATCAACCCTAATTTCTCTACAGCAACTACTCCTTGGACTTCTACTGGCGCATCTCAATCAGTTATAACTACGTATCCAGAGCCAGGAGCAGATACGTTCTCAATTACTACAGCAAGCATTGTTTCTAACGTAGCCACAGTTACCCTTAATCACCCTCATTCATATCAAGTAGGCTCTTCAGTAACTATTACTGGAGTTACTGGTACAGGGGCGTCTAATTACAACGGGGCTAGAACAATTACAGCAGTAACCTTGAGCACATTTAGCTATGCGGTAACGGCGTCTAATTCAACTGTTACAACAGGCTCTGTTTACGCTACAGGACATCAACTACAAGTAACTGCTTCTGGCAGCTCTGTAGTAACTAAGTCTTGGGACGGTTCAACTACCTCTCAACTTATGGGAATTTTCTACCCTAATACCTCTTACACATTTAGCACATATGCTCAAGCAGTAACCGCAACAGAATCAATTACATTAAAGATTAACTGGTACGACACTTCTTACTCTTTAATCAGTTCATCAACAGGAACTGCAACCTCTATACCAATTGGGTCTTGGACTAGACCGTATGTAACTGGAACTGCGCCAGCAACAGCAGCCTATGCAAGTGTTGAGGTAGATTGGTCTACAACATCTACACACGTTCTATTACTAGACCACGCTTTGTTTGAAAATAGCGGACAACTTCTAACATACTTTGATGGCTCTACAGGTCTGGGTGACTATCGTAACTTTATCTGGGAAGGTGGGGTGGCAAACGCTGCACGCAGCCACTACTACAAGAATAGTTTTGTAGTGCAAACCCGCTTATTTGGGGCAACTCTAACCGCTGAATTGCCTATGGGATCAACCGCAGCAGTCTACGTGGCTCAGCCCCAGACTTGATGTGCTAGTGTTGGCCTCCCCTAACAGGAGGTCCAATGGACAAATACTATGTAATGATCGCTGGGTCAGGACAGACCAGCCGCGCTAACGTAGAGGCGCTTGTAGAAGATTATGTTTACGGTCACGGACAAGACGTTATCTTCGTTCTAATCTACGATAAAAAACCAAGTCAGGGCCAAACATTTGTTGCCCAATTAGCCAAAGACAAGAGCAAAGAGGTTTTAATCTTTTGTCCAGAAAGCGCTAGTTATGACGGTTTGCCTGCATCATCAGTAAGCCACTCAGATACACCTCTAGAGGCTGCATGCTCTAAGTTAAAAAAGACAGACCATGTTGCATTTGTTCTAGTGGATGATGAGGACGAGAGCACTAATAAAGTTCTTAGCGTCTTTGCTAAAAACGACGTGCCTACCTTTGACCTAACCGAAGGCCTAATGCCAATCGCCTTCAACCCTAAATCTGTAGAAGAGACTAAGGTAGAGATGCCAGAGGCGGAGATGCTTGAAGAGGCAGATGAGCCAGAGGACGAAGAGGAGTTTGAAGACCTACTCTCTGATATAGAGGATATGGTCGAGGAGGCTGACCTAGTGGACGACGTCTACATAGGAATCCAAGCCTTGGCAAGACTCATAGCAAAAGAGGTTGTAGCCCAGCTCGTAGTTACCTCAGAAACGGGCGAGAATGGCCCTACAGGGTGATTACAGCCCGCGCCCTAGGAGTGTATGTATACCTGAAGGCTTCAGGCGCCTCTATAAGCGCTGAGAGCCTTTCCAAGGTTTTTGCTGAAGGTAGAAACTCCATGAGGCTGGCGTTAAAAGAGCTGAAGGACTACAACATGATCTCCTCTACTAAAGAGCGGGTGGGAAACCGAATCATGACTGTAAACCGTCTTGTGGAGCCCAATCTCTGGCGACCAGGAATTGGTCATCTGATACAGCAGAGTCAGCAGTATAGCAATTTAATACTAAATAATAATACATTTATAAGTAAAAAAATAGTCATTGGCGAAGCCAATGAGGAAAAGAGTGCGCAAGTGGATAGAGATTGGTGGGGCTTAGGTGCCTATGAGCAAGACCCCGATGAGATTGCGGAGATAAAGCGTAAAGAGAAGGCTCGTCGCCAAAAAGAATATGAAGAGCTACGTGCCGCCAAAACAGAAGCTAAACTCACCGACCTTCGTTCACTAGAGCCATTTAACTGGACAGTTGATAACGGTGTGTACTACTTTGCGCAACGTATGATTCGCTGGGACATTCCACCTTGGGAGACAGCACGTACCCGTTTCTTGGCTGCGTATGCCAAAGCTCGTAAAGAGTTCAACACTAACGGCACTCTTGAGATTAAGATGATTGATCGGTTCTTTATGGGATTGGACCACGAAAAAGGTTTGCGCGATCCAGAGAAGATTTGGAAAGTGTTCATCAGTCGTTGGGGCACTCTTCTTCATGATGTAGAGTTGGCCAACATTGACATGGAAACCCAAAAAGATAAAGCGCGTAAAGAATGGGATAAGTTTTAATGTACAAACTAGATGCCTTAAAGATACGACGCAAAGCTTGGGTGCAGGCAGCACATATAAATCCTAACCGCCTAGGTTGGCTTCTTGAAGACTGCACTGTTCTATCTAACGAAGACCGTAAACAGATTAATAAGTGGATGGATGCGGTAGAACAAGGAGAGGTCATTCGCGCTGTAGGTAATGACCGTTGCGGTAAAGGCCTACTTCTAATAGGAGAACCTGGTCATGGTAAAACTACTATTGCTCTGTCTATTATCCAAGAGATGATGACAAGGTTTCCTATTGAAGCATTTGATGTTAAAGAGGGACGGGTACTTATACGCCCTTGCTACTTCATTACCTTTAACGACATATTAAATCTTAAAGGTCAATTGATGGATGAGTCAGAGGATGACGAAGCACAGATTTTATATCAAGGCCTCTTGGGTGACTGCCCAAATGATTCTTACAATGTTCGTGTACTGATAATTGATGATTTAGGTAAAGAACATGCTTCGCTATCTGGTTGGCAACGTAGTATGTTTCATCATGTGTTGCGCACACGATTTAACAACGGATTGCCTACCATTGTTACTAGCAATGTAGATAGAGATAATTGGGTTGGTATGTACGGAGACGCAACAGCCAGTTTTGCTCACGAGTCCTTTATCTACATCCCTATTGAGACCTCAGATTTGAGGAAGAAATGAGTAATAAGATGTCATCTACAAAGCTCATACAGGTGTTCTTGAGCCAGTCTCAAACTCCTGGCCCAGGTATCTATGAGGTATCTGGCGATGAGCAAGGCAACTTATTCTGCACCTGCCCTGGTTTTAAAGGTCGCAGTACTTGTAAGCATGCGCGCTTTGTTAAGTCCCGCATGGATAACAATGATGGGAACTACCCGTTAGAGATTTCAAGCAGAGCTACAGAAGAAGAAGCAGACAAAGCAAAGAAGTCTGCAGAGAACTTTAGAGAGTTTGTAATTAAATACGGAAGGATTGAGGTCTACTAATGCGGAACGGGGACATCAGCAATGAGCTCCCCAAAAGAATACTCGTTACAACAGACGTGTTTTCAATTGTGGAACCTAGCATCAAAAAACGGTTTAAAGTAATACCAGTAATACATAAAGACCTGAAGATACGTAAAGATATCCTCAGTCGCTTTTACGTGTTCACAACTCGTCAAGGAGTTACCTTAGAGGTAATTTCTTACGACATTAACGATAACGACCTGTCTGAGTTAATGCTGACTTTGGACGCTATGGGAACTAATCCCTTTCGTTATTCGCGCGCTTATGAATCTATCGAAGAAGTAGTTAAAGACCTTCCTTACAGACCAGAGGTTGTCGGTGTTATAGACCTACCTAAAAATCTGCTACGGTACGGTCACTGGGGAATGGACTTCACTTATCTATGAACAACGAATCGTATCTACTTAGCAAGATCATCGCCGATAAAAGTATTGGCTATGCGTTAGAGCGCGGTGTAACTGATGAATGGTTTGCCGATACTACCGATAAAAATGTCTACAAGTTCTTACAGCATCACTATTCAGAGTACCAAGAGGCACCTAGTTTAGATGTAATCCAATCTAACTTTCGTAACTATATGGTCCACGAAGTTACCGATAGCATTGATTACTTCATAGATAAACTTATTGACTCTCGCCGTAAATCTTTAATCATTAACTCTATGCTAGAAGCTAGTCAGCAGTTAGAGGTTAAGAAAGACCATGAAGCCGCTCTTCTTACTTTACAAAAAGGTATGGCTTTACTTGAGCAGACTGGTTTAGGTAGCACAACTGATTTAGAAATTAGACACGCCGCTAAGTCTGCTATAGAAGAGTACACAAATCGCAAGAACAACCCAGGGTTACTTGGATTGCCTACAGGGTTTCCTACAATGGATGCTTCTACCTCAGGTCTACAACCAGGACAGTTAGTGGTTATTGTTGCTCCGCCTAAAACAGGTAAGTCCACGCTTGCTTTGCAGATTGCTATTAACTGCCATTTAAATGGCCACAAGCCTATGTTCATGTCTTTTGAGATGAGTAACAACGAACAGAAGACCCGTTACTACGCTATGCGCGCTCGTATATCCCATAAGCGTTTGATGACAGGTACTCTTACCGATGAAGAAGAGCAGCGGTATGAGCGTATTGTTACTAGCATCCAAAATATGAACGATGACTTTTGGTTTACAGACTCCTCTAATGGTTTAACTGTAAGCGCCGTTGCTAGCAAAATTCAGGGCAAGACCCCCGACATTGTTTTTATTGACGGTACTTATCTTATGTTTGATGAGGTAACAGGGGAGTCAAATACTCCACAAGCCATTACTCAAATTACTCGTAGCCTTAAGAGATTGGCTATGAAGATTAATAAGCCAGTAGTTATATCTACTCAGGCTCTTTCTTGGAAGATGAAGAAGGGGCAAGTAAGCGCAGACTCTATCGGTTACTCCTCATCTTTCCACCAAGACGCTGACGTTATCTTTGGCTTACAGCGTGAGGATGAGAATGTAGATGACACACGTTTATTACGTGTTATTGCTAGTCGTAACTCTGGCCTTAGTGAAGTCTCCCTAATGTGGGATTGGAACACAGGCGCGTTTCGTGAAATGGATAACGACGACCTATGACATTAGAGGATATGGAAGCTACTCTAAACACTTTAGGAATCCAAGTGATTGGAACTCGTGGAGTTGAAGTGCAGGCTGCTTGCCCTGCTCATGAAGAGCGCACAGGCCATGCCGATAGAAATCCTTCTTGGTACATCAACTCAGAGTCAGGCGCCCATATTTGTTTCTCTTGCGGGTTCAAAGGAAACATCCATTCATTAATTTCTTATATGAAGGGTATCCCTCTAGATCAAGCTACAGAGTTTGCCTCTACAAGATTGAATTTAACAGACCGTATGTTGCGATTACTAAATCCAGTAGAGGCTAAAGAAGAAGAGAAAGTAATTGTTACTGAGTCTATGTTAAGCGCTTTTGTGGATGTTCCTGATGAAGCTTTAAAAGCTAGGGGATTAACCAGAGAGGCTGCAAACACCTATCGCATTAGATGGGATAGACATAAAAACAACTGGATTATTCCTGTACGACATGTCTATGGTCATTTACTTGGTTGGCAGGAAAAAGGTTTTACAAATCGTTACTTCAACAATCATCCTAAGGGCATGAAAAAAGGCCACTCACTATTTGGCTACGACCAGTATTCCTCTGGGGACATGGTTGTTGTAGAGTCTCCTCTAGACGTTGTGCGCCTTGCTTCTATAGGTATTCCTGGCGGAGTTGCCACCTACGGCTGTTCTATATCAATAGACCAGCTAAGCGCTATCAGAGGTGCGGATAGAATAATATTTGCTATGGATAATGACGAAGCGGGTAGAGCTGCCTCTAGAGATTTATTTCAACGTTGTAGAGAGCTTAAAACCGAAGCTTGGTTCTTTAACTACGGCAACATAGATGTAAAAGATGTAGGGGCGATGAGTAGACCAGAAGTAATATCGGGACTAGATACGGCAAAACACATGCTACGTTTGGAAGGAACTTTAAGATGATTATTGGACTATCTGGATATGCTCAAAGCGGTAAAGATACAGTGGCTAAGTTTCTTATAGAGCACTATGGGTTTGAACGGGTGGCCTTTGCTGACCCTATTCGTGACATACTGATTGACCTAAACCCCATTTTAGAAAACGGTTTACACCTAAACTCAGTAGTAAATGAATATGGCTGGGAGATGACCAAGAAAAAAGAAGAAGTAAGAAGGCTTCTTCAGAGCCTAGGCCTATCTGCTAGAACCGTGTTAGATCAAGACATCTGGGTAATTGCCGCTTTGCGAAAAATGGAAGAGGTAAACAATAGATATGTAGTAACTGACGTTAGGTTTGAGAATGAGGCCGTAATGATTAAACAATTAGGCGGTCAGGTTTGGAGAATTCAACGAGAGTTTGTAGGCCCTGTTAATGACCATATCTCTGAGTCTGAATTAGATAACTGGGAGTTTGACCGCGTCATACACAATAACAGCACGGTAGCTAGCCTCGAACTTGCGGTTAAAACCAGAATGGCTATGCTTCTGTAATGAGCCGTTACTCGTCCTGCAACCATTGTTGGGTGTGGACTCATGGTAATTTAGACTTTCAAGCAGAAGATGGAACTATATTTAAAGGAGACCACCTTCATAAGCAGTGCTATCACTGCTATAAATTGGGGCAAGTAATAGCAAAGTATGCGCCTGGTCAACATGACCTTATGATTGAACAGTCTAAAAATTCTTGCAGACGATTGCATATGTATCGGTGCCCTTCTGAGCATAACGCAAGTCTTAGAAGGAAAAAGCTAAAGGATTACGCAGATGACTTTTAAAGGAACTTTGTTGCCTTATCAGCCTGAGGCTGTAGACCGCATGTGTGAGCGAACTAAAATGTTAGTAGCTTACGACTTAGGGTTAGGTAAAACTGTTATCACCATAGCGGCTATAGAGCGCCTAATGGATGAGCAGAAAATAGATGAGCCAGGACTTATAATTTGTTTATCTTCCCTGAAATATCAGTGGGCTAATCAGATTGAGAAATTTACAGATGGTACTTCACGCGCTTTGGTCATTGACGGAAGCCCAAAGAAACGAGCAGAGCAGTACGAAGAAGCATTTAACTGGCGTACCTCAGGAGTCGATTACATCATTCTTAACTATGAGCAGGTCGTTAATGACTGGAAATTTATCGAGAAACTGCCAAGAGGATTTGTTGTCCTTGACGAAGCCACAGCAATAAAGTCTTTCAAGTCTAAACGCTCTAAGCATGTAAAGAAGCTAATTCAAACACCTTACAGATTTGCTCTTACAGGTACTCCTATTGAAAACGGAAAACCAGAAGAACTTTATAGCATTATGCAATTTGTAGACCCTACTGTTCTTGGGCGCTTTGACATCTTTGACTCAGCTTTTATTGTTCGTAATAGCTGGGGTGGGGTTAACTACTATAGAAACTTGCCTACACTTCACACCAAAATGAAAGAGGCATCTGTGCGTAAAGCGCAGAAAGACCCAGACGTAGCTCCATTCTTACCTGAGACTATCCACCAAGACCCTGTCCAGATTACATTTGATCGTAAGACCAGCAAACTCTATTCCAAAATAGTCAATGACCTTATGTTTGATTTGGAGGAAGCTCAGTCTTTATTTGGCTCTTCATTTAACATCTTTGCCCACTATGGAGTAGAAGCACAGCGTGGTGGACCTGAGGATGAAATGAGGGGTAAGATCATGTCAAAGATTGGCGCGCTTAAGATGCTCTGCTCTCATCCGCAACTTCTAAAAACTAGCGCCGATAAGTTCAAGTTAATGAATGGAGAAGGATCAGCTTATGCTTGCGACCTTGTTGATACTGGCGCTCTTGATGGGATTCACAGTTCACCTAAACTGGATTACCTTGTGCAATATGTGGAAGATTTTCTCGAACAAAATGAAGAGAACAAAGTAGTTATATTTGCAACTTATGTAGACATGCTGGGCATGATTGCCGAGCAGCTAGGCCCTGAAAGATGTAAGCTTTATTCAGGTAGGTTAGACGCCAAGACTAAAGAGAATAACAAGATTGCTTTTAACACTGATCCTAGTATTCGGGTTCTCATCAGCTCTGACGCTGGTGGCTATGGCGTGGATTTACCTGCGGCTAATCTCCTCATCAACTATGATCTCCCTTGGTCATCTGGAACAGCAGTTCAAAGAAACGGACGTATTAAAAGAGCGTCTTCAACTTGGCCATCAATCGTTATTACTGACCTACTCGTACAAGGTAGCGTTGAGGTCAGACAATGGGAACTCCTCCAACAGAAAAACGCTCTGGCCAACGCGGTAATTGACGGCGAAGGCATTACTAAAGAGGGTGGTATAGAGATGACTGCTGGTAGCTTAAAGCAGTTCTTACTCTCATCTACTGTATAATTGAGGGATGCCTAACGCACCTAAGACTCCTACACGCACTATCCGTGTATCTGATGAGCTCTGGCTTGCTGTCCAGAAGAAAGCAGCCAAAGAGAAGGTCACAGTAACTAGCGTTATTATCGAAGCGCTAGAAAATTATATTAAGGTTGACAAGGCCTCCTAAGCCTATTAATGTAGCGCCCTATAAGGGGGTAGCTATGGATCTAGAAGACTTCAAGAGAAGCGCTCGTCAATTCCTGTCTATTAAGGGCGAGATTAGTTTATTAACTAACCGACAGGCCGATCTTAAAAACAGATTGCTACAAGAGATCGATGTTGTAGAGGCAGATGATAAAGGCCACAGAGTATTAGAGTTTGAAGATACTATCGGCCAAGTTAAAGTTACTAAACAGCGCAAAGTGTCTAAGACATTAGACATGAATGTTGCTGAAACAATTCTTACTCAAAAGGGAATCAAAGACACCTGCGTTAAAATGGTTCCTACCCTAGATGAGGCAGCGATTATGTCCGCTTTCTATGAGGGCTACCTTACTGAAGAAGATATTGATGCCATGTTTCCTGCCAAAGAAATCTTTGCTTTTATTGTGGATAGTAAATGACAGACGATTTTATTGAATCTACTTTTGGAGATTTGTACTACCCAGGAAGTAAACGCAAACGTAAACCCGAGGTAATTAAAGAACCAGAGATAAAAATATCCCCTAATTGGGATACCAATCCAAAGATTAGAACGCTACCTAACGGAATTGACGTTGAGATGTTTGGTATAGGATCGCTTGCAATGGCGCTAGGTAGACCCATCATTACTATACGAACATGGATAAAAGAGGGCTACTTGCCCTCAGCACCCTACAGACTTCCTGCTACTAAAAATAAGCATGGAGAAAATAGACTAGGCAACCGCTTGTATTCCAGAGCCATGATTGAGGAGACAATAGAATTGTTCTCCAAAGCTGGCATTCTTGAGATAAAGCGTATAGACTGGTCTTTACACCGACAGCTCAGTAATGAGATTGCCGAGGCGTGGAATAAAATCCGCGCACAAGAAACTAACTAACAAAGGAAAATAATGTCAATTAATCGCACAGACGCATATCTGCCAGAGACTGATGAATTCAGTAACGAGGCAATCAACGCACGACCAGCTCAATCAACTGCTTCAGGTAATTTCATCCAATCAGGATGGGATGCTGGAGAAAAACTAACATCCCCAGCAGGTAACTTTAATAAAGAATTTAAGTTTACCGAAGGTGGTTTCCAGGTAATTAAGTTCCTAGACCAAGACGGTCCATTTGCTGTATACAAGCAACACTTCCTAAATAATAAGGAAGGCCAAAAGTCTTACATGTCTCTAGGACCTAACGATCCTTTAATTGTAAAGCTTAATAGCAAGCCAGAAGAGAAGCGTGCTTTCTCTATTGTGAACCTATCTGCAGAAGGCGGTCCTCAGCGCCAGATGCTTATTGCTACACCACGCTTGTGGAAGTCTTTACATGCAGCACACTTTTCCCCACAAGGCCCATTGACCAAAAACTATTGGGCACTAAGTCGTACAGGTAAGCAACAGACAACTGCTTATCATGTTAATCCTGTTAAGGGACGCGACCTAATGGAAGATTGGCAAATTGATGAGGCAGCAGCAGAGGCTGCAGTTGCTTCATTCGAGCCATTCACCCGCGCTGACCTCAAGACTCCTACATGGGAAGAACTTGATGCCATTGCGGATTCATTACTTTAATAAATAAATAGATGTTGGAAGCCAGTGAAACCCCTTCCACTGGCTTCTAACTTATAGGGGATAACTTGAATATAATTACAACAAAGAAACAACTTGACGAGATGGTCAAGTACTACCTTAAGCAAGATTCTTTTGCCTTTGACGTAGAGACCGTTGGCAAGCGCAGAGAAGTTCCTGCAGTCAATGAAGTTGTTTGGATTTCTTTTGCAACTCGCGGTCGCGGAGATGTTATTCCTATGGGACATCCCAACGGAGAATTCATTAATTACGTAAAGCCACTTACAGGACAAGGACAGGCACGTGTAGACGCTGGTCTACCTGCACGTGAGTATGACTACTCACGTAATAAGAAAAAGTACGATAAGAATTTTACCCCTGCACCTAAGCAGTTATTCCCAGCAGAAGTCTTTGAGGCTTTAAAGCCTCTTATGTTTAATGAGAACATACTTACTATTGGTCACAACTTAGTATTTGATTTATCGTCCGTGGCTAAGTACTACGACAACGTTATACCTTCAGGCCCATATTTTGATACTTTAATTGGTTCCTTTCTATACGATAGCCGTAATAGCGGAAAGCTAGGTCTAGACGATTGCCTTGAACGCGAACTTGGTTACAGCATGCAGAAAGGTATTGGCCACAAAGTAGAGGACTATTCCTTCTCTGAGGTAGCTAAATACTCTTATCTAGATTCAAAGTACACGTACCTTCTCTGGCAAGAGGTTGCGCCAAAGCTGGTTGAGTCAGAGGTAGATAAAGTAATGACTCTAGAGATGGACGTTCTTAAAGTACTTTGCCAAATGAAACTTACTGGCGCCAATATTGATACAGAACACTTAAAAGCTTTACATGTTAAGTTTGAGGCAGAGATTGAAAGAGTTCGCTCAGATATCTATCGCATTGCTGGCAAGGTATTTAATATTAACTCTAACCCAGAGAAGCAGATGCTACTTTATGGTCCTATAGAAGAGGGCAATAGAGGTTTAAAGCCCAAGATTCCTACAACTAAAGGCGAGAAGAAGCCACCAGAACAAAGAGAAGTATCTGATTGGTCTGTTTCTGCTGATGCTTTAGAGGCCTATCCTGATGATGAATTAGTTGCGTCCCTACTTGAGTATGCAAGCATTAATAAGCTACTTACCACGTACATAATCCCTTATGTTGGTGGCGATGTAATTAAGTCAGTTAACGGTAAGTCTAAGGTTGAAGAGAAAGAAAGCCTTTTAATTAACGGCAAAATCTACGGGGACTTCAAACCTTGGGGCACAGATACAGGTCGTTTCTCTAGTTCCAACCCTAATTTGCAAAATCTTCCTGCGCCTAATGACAAGGTACCTGTAGATAAGGACTACGGAAAGATGATCCGTAATATGTTTGCTGCTCCTGAAGGACACAAGTTAGTAGTAGCCGACTACTCACAGATTGAACCTAGAATCATTGCCTCTATGTCAGGCGACCCAATTATGATTCAGAACTATTTAGATGGTGAGGATATCTATACAACCATTGGTAACACTATGGGGGTTAGCCGTAAGGCGGGTAAGGTCTTAGTTCTAGCCATTGCCTATGGAGTAGGACCAGATAAGATTTCACGTCAGATTGGTTGCTCTGTACAAGAAGCTAAGAAACTTCTGACTGACTTCTCAGATAAGTTCTCCTCTGTAGATTTGTACCGCGCCAAGGTTATTGGGGCTGCTCGTAATACTGGCTACGTCTCCACTATCTTAAAGCGCAGGCGTTACCTTCCCGATATCAAGTCCAAGATCATTGGCTTTCGTGCCAGCGCTGAGCGCCAAGCCTTCAATACCCGTATCCAAGGGTCGGCAGCGGACATAATTAAACTTGCTATGATTAGGGCCTACGAGCGCATACCATCTGAGGCAAAAATGATACTAACTGTTCACGATGAAATAGTTACCGTCACACCAGACGCGCTAGTAGATGAAACAAGAGAAGCTATACGCGAGGCTATGGAAGGTATTAATTACCTACAAGTCCCACTTATTGCTGACATCAAAGTTGTCCAAAGGTGGGGAGAAGCCAAGTAATGAGACCAAAGTTCTTTAGAAAGAAAGACTCAGACGATACTGAAGTCATTATCAATGAAGTTCCTATGAGCACAATCTTTCGTTGGTACCTGTATGACACGGGTCTATCTGAAGACACAAGTAAGCTAGCCGAACTTGTTGGGCTATCACCTATCAGTGAAGAGGGAGAGTCTAAAGAAGAAGAGGACAGCGATAGCCGTATTAAAAAGCTTGAGCCCCTCTACAGTTTTCTCGATACAGTCTCAGACATAAGCGCAAGTTCTTTAACCGCCCTTCATTTAGAGGAGGCTATGCTTGCTGGAGACATAGAGTCTATGGAAGATATAGAAGACCACAAAGAGGGAATGTTTAATGTTTACAAGGCGGTCTCCTTGTCCACGTTAATAGGTGCCTTTTCTATAGGTATAGAATTAGGTATGATTCAGAACAATATGATACGTTCAAATGTTATAGACATTGGAGAAATAAATGACTAGTTCAGACTGGTTCTCTAAAAAATTAGGGCATCCTGTTGAGACACAGACACCCGCACCTACATATGCAGCGCCTCAACCAGCCACTTATGTACAGCCTTCTCAACCTCAATATCCGCCTTCACAACAAGCAACTCCACAAGCACCACGTTGCCCAGGATGTAACAGCGGTAACTATGGAAGTATTCAAGGTGCTACGCCACGTTGTTATGACTGCGGATACCCAATACAACAATCTGGTAGTGGGGTAGGCAAGGGAATTATTACTCCAGGTCAATCAACATCTGGTCCTGCTACACCAGCAATACAAGTTCCAACAGGTACATTCAATGGCAGTAAGCCAGCAATCGGAGCAGACGGAGGATTCTTAGGATGAGCACCCTAACAGGAGATCTAGCAAAAGTATTTAGCGCCATCAATAAAAAGATGGGCGATGACACAATCGTTCTTGGCTCAGATATTACTGAGACAGGTAAGAGAACTACTACAGGGTCAGTTGCATTAGACGTTGCTCTTGGTGGTGGTTGGCCCTCTAATCAATGGCATGAACTCGTTGGTGAAGCCAGCAATGGAAAAACTGCACTAGCCCTTAAAACTATCGCTGCAAATCAAAAGCGTGACCCAGAGTTTACAACTGTGTGGGTAGCTGCTGAAGAGTGGGTAGCAGGTTATGCAGAGATGTGTGGCGTGGATACTTCACGCGTATATGTAGTAGCAACTAATATAATGGAGGAGGCATATGAAGCCGTCATTCAAATTGTCGAAAGCAAAGCTATCGATTGCATTGTTATTGACAGTCTTCCTGCTCTGGTTCCTAGCGCAGAAGACGACAAAGAAATGGAAGAATCAACAGTTGGACGAGGAGCTCTTCTAACAAATAAGTTCTTCCGCAAGGTTGGTAAGGCGTCTAAGCGCTCACTTATCCGCCCAGAGCGTCCATTCATTGGACTAATCATTAACCAGTGGAGATCAAAGATTGGTGTTATGTACGGAGACCCACGCACTACCCCAGGAGGGTTGGGCAAGGATTACGCCTTCTTTACTCGCATGGAAGTCCGTCGTGATGAGTGGATTGAGGCTGGCACAGGGCAGGAAAAGCGCAAGGTAGGCCAGTCAATCAAGATTAGAATCATAAAGAACAAGTCAGCTGCCCCTGGACAAGTAGCAATAGTTGATTTCTACTTTGCAGATGGTGGTGATATCCCTGCAGGTCAGTTTGACTTTGCTAAAGAGATTTTGTCTATTGGAATGCTGAATAAAGTCATCACACGTGCAGGTGCCTATTACAGATACGCGGATAGACAATGGCAAGGTAGTGATGCTATGCTAGCGTCCATACGGGAAGAAATTGATCTTCAAGAGACCCTTGAACGTGACGTGTTAGATTCTATTAAAGCAGGCTCTAAACACGCTCATGAAGAGTAAGGGTCAAAGAGAATCTCAGAAGCACGAGGCACGACTTGCAAAAGCTCTTAACGGGAAACGTAACGCTGGAAGCGGAGCTTTCTGGAGTCGTAAAGGTGATGTTCGCGCTAAGGATGTTCTAATAGAACATAAGTGGACGGGCAAAGCCTCCTTTACCGTTAAAGCCGCGGTTCTGGAGAAGATCATTAAAGAAGCAATACTTGAAAGTCGGATGCCTGCATTAGGCATAAGTCTTAACGATGAGAACTACGTATTGTTAACAGAAGATGATTATCTAGAATTGCGCCTGAGCTTCCAGGAGCATAAAACTTGTACGACGAAGATCTCGGACCAGAACCTTGGAGATACAAAGCCAAGTGTCGAGGAATAGACACTAATACTTGGTACCCGCCAAGAGATAAAGACCAATATAAAGATATTGCTGACCGAGCAAAAGCTATTTGCTACGGTAAAGACGGTCTTCCTGAATGCCCCGTACGTAAGCAGTGCTTACTGTATGCGGAGGAGATGGAAGACACGCACGGAATTTGGGGTGGCATGAGTCACCGTGAGCGTAATGCCCTTAAGCGTAAGGCGACACGCGCAGGTATGACACTAAAGGAGTGGGTATTAACCAAAGAGTCGTGATAGGTTACTCCCATGAAAATGGGAAGTCAGTTAAAGAAATTTGTAGACGTGGGTAAAAAAGAGACCCGCGTACTCGGTTCATTAGAACGTTATCTAATGTCCAAACCTAAAGATAAATCACGTCGAACAGATGTTCTACATCCCTCTGAGATGGTTGCCGCAGACTGGTGCCACAGAGCTTCTTACTTTCAATTACAAGGCGAAGAGCCTATAAGTAATCGTACTAACACTTTACGCCTCGCTTCAGTTTTTGCTGAAGGACACGCTATCCACGCCAAGTGGCAAAGTTGGTTACATCAGATGGGTGTTCTATACGGCAAGTGGTATTGCATAGAATGTGAAGAGTTCTTTTGGGGCGGTGCAGACTGCCATAACGGTCCTCTTGAATACTGTGAAGTCCCTCTATTTTACGAACCATTGCGCATTTCTGGTCATGCAGATGGTTGGTTAGTCGGCTTGGGAGATGCCCTAATGCTAGAGATTAAATCTGTTGGCATGGGAACACTGCGCTTTGAGTGCCCAGAGTTACTGGCTGAGAATAACAATGACTTTGATAAAACTTGGAAGGCTATTAGCGCGCCCTTTATGAAGCACATAATGCAAGTGCAGATTTACATGAAGTTGGCTGAACTTCTTAACTACGAAGACTATCCAAAAGAGGCAGTCATTATTTATGAGAACAAGTCTAATCAAGAGGCTAAAGAGTTTGTAGTTCCTAAGAGTGACTTCGGGATTACCCATATCTTTGAAGCTGCTGCTATGATTGTTGAGTCGGTTAAAAACAATACTCCACCTGCCTGTAATATATCGTCAGACGGGTGCGCTAAATGTAAGGGGTACAATGATTAGCATAGTTACCACTGGTATCAGTGAAGACATTATCGGTGTTTTAGAAGCACAAGGCCTTCCAGTAAGGCGCAATCTCAACCTTGATATCATTCCTTTCCCTAATGACATCACGTCGGTAGATGACCAAGAGCTAATGGAGCTAGCCCGTTGTTATATGGAAAACTATAACTTCATGTTAACTCAGGTTGCTTGCGCCGAACTGGCTGTGACAGAAGCCGATAACCTTTACGACACTACTGAGGCAGAGATGCTTTTATCCAAGTCTTCTGACCCAAAGGTCAAAGCCACCACAGTAAAAGCCATGATTATTACTGATCCAATTATGAAAGACCTAGCTAACAATTTGCTCAGGGCACAGGCTTATCACAAGTTACTGAAGACCACTATGGACAACCTAGAGCGGTACTATCAACTAACTAGCCGTGAACTTACCCGTCGAACATCTGTTCTAAAGGCACGCGGTTACTAATGAAAGTATTCCACGGAGGTCTGGTAATCCCAGAGAACCCCGTGTATCTAGGTATAGACCAGTCTTACAGCGGGTTTGCCGTAACAGCCTATCAACAGGGCAGTTATTATACGGAGGTCTACAAGTCTGACCAAAGAGGTATAGCCAGGCTGTCTGACATCCAAGCCCACGTAATGAACTGGCTGCACAAGTTTGACAAGATTGAGGACGTGGCTATGGAGGGCTACGCCTTTGGTTCCCAGATGGCTAACATGCTAGGGGAGCTTGGGGGCATGGTTAAATTGACCCTATACGACTTTGGAATCTATCCCCTTATTGTCCCCCCTACCAATCTCAAGAAATATGCCTGTGGCAAGGCCTCAGGGGTCTCTAAGAGCCAGATAATGCTCAGTGTGTACAAAAACTTTGGGGCGGAATTCTCAGATGACAACGCTGCTGACTCCTACGTACTAGCTCACCTTGTCTCAGGGTCGCATTCACGTACATACGAGAGGGATGTCTATGTTAAACTTCAAGATCCGAAGTTCAGAGAGCGATAGGGCACCCTTTGACAACCATAGTAGCTGTTCAGTACCCCGATCGATGCGTCTTAGGGGCAGATAACCAAGTCACAGACGGCTCAGGCCGTATCTTTAGGCACCCCAACATGGAAAAGATTAGTGAGCGAGGATCTTTCTTAATTGGTGGTAGTGGTGAGGTGCAGCCATGTGACATTGCCCAGCACCTTTGGAAGCCACCCTCACTTACAGCATCGGACAAAAAAGACATTTACCACTTTATGATTGCAAAAGCCATGCCCTCACTTAGAGAATGCTTGAAGTCTAACGGCTACAACTTTGACGAAGAGCGCAAAGAAGGAGATGACGGTCCTAGGTTTCATTTCCTTATAGCAGTCAACGGAGAAGTATTTGATGTTGCAGACGACCTATCTGTATGTAGAACAGACACAGGTTTTTATGGGGTAGGGAATGGTTCATCCTATGCGCTAGGCGCCCTTCACGCTGGCGCTTCTATTGGAGAAGCCCTAGAGATTGCAGCTTCACTAGACGTTTATACCTCAGGCCCGTTTATTGAGATAGAGCAGCACAAATACTAAATGCCTACTTACGATTATAAATGCGACAAGTGCGGTTCTACTATAGAGGTAACAAGATCCTTTGATGAAGAAAGCAGTCCTACATGCTCGCCTTGCCAATCTACTATGTCTCGTGTATGGTCTGCCATACCAGCTCATTTTAAGGGCGGTGGATGGGGTGGACAATGAATGCGTTAAAATTCTTAGCACTGTTATACGGAAGTCTTGCTGATTTATTATCTGCTGTACTAAGTATTTGGGGTTAACATGAGTAAGACACAGGATAAAAGAGCTGAACGTTTAGCAGAAGCAGAAAACTTTGTAGCAGAGCGCCGTAGAGTTCAGCTACAAATTTTAGAGCAGAACTTTGAGATCGGCGTAAAGATGTATCAAGATCAAAAAGATACTCTGGCTCCAGATGAAATAGAACAAATTGAAAAGATGATGGCCGAACAACGAGCAGCATTGGACAAGCTTCATGAGCAGGCCTATCCGACAGCTAAAGCCTGATTACACAGGCACGATGGACCATGCCAATGAGGTCCACCACATTTGCCCAGTTTGTAAATCATTTGTATGGAATATAAAAGCCTGCTTTGATGATTATGAAATGTCAACATATTTCTTAGACATGGAGTGCGCCTCCTGTGGGACTTATGCAAAGGCTCCTACACCATTGGATAGACCCTAATGTGGTCATGGGTGCTAGCCATAATTGGCGTTACTGGTATTTACTTTGTAGGTCAAAAATCAATGTGGGGCTGGTTTGTACTTGGTTTTAATGAGTGCCTCTGGATGACCTATGCAATAACAACCCACCAATACGGTTTTATATTTGCATCTTTAGCCTACGCAGCCACCTATGTTCGTTCTTATCTGCATTGGAAACGAGACTTTTAACCTTATTTTGTCTAAGTTAGGCCTCATACTTTATGCCACGGGGAAAAATAATTCGTAACCCAAGGAGCATAAATTGTCAGAACAAGAAGAGAACATCCTGCGCGTTTCTGCAGGGTCTAACCCACAGTCTGTAGCCTCGGCTGTAGCCCACGCTATCTACGAGAAGCGTCAGGTACATATTCGCGCTGTAGGCGCAGGGGCAGTCAATCAAGCCGTTAAAGCCATCGCTATTGCCCGTGGATACACGGCTCCAAGAGGCTTGAACCTAGTCTGTATCCCAGGCTTTGCCAGCATCAAGAGCCATGACGGGGATATCAGCGCCATCGTATTTCAAGTAATTGCTAATTAAGCCTGTATTTAAATGGTAAATACCGTACAGTTATTAAAACCTTCGGCCAAAGGATAAACATGAAAGAATCATCTAAGAAGAACCCAGCACCACTTGCACCAACAAGTGCAGCAGTTTCAAGCATGAAAGTAGAAAATGCTTCTGCAGCACCTTCAGCTAACACTAAGTTAATGAAGAAGAAGGGTGCACAAGCTGGCGACCCAACCAAGATGGCTAAGCCATCACGCTCACATGTAAAAGCAACAGGCGGAGCACGTTATGGTGTTCGCGTTAAGTTTCAAAAGTCAGAGGCTCCAGAAGCTGGTTCTACACTAGCTAACGGACGTCTACTTCCTTCAGCAATCAAGCGCCAGTCTCAGAACTTTGGTGCAGGCATGGAAGATCACGCATAAAGATTCCTTTCCACCAAAGGAATACGGCCCCCCAGGATCCCCTTCCCTGGGGGGTTTTTTATTGCTATAATTAATACAGGTCGCCAAACGGGACCTACTAAACATATATCGTCTAAGGAGATATAAAATGATGGCTAACGCCTATATTGCAACATTCGATCACTCAACCCTAACAAATTCCCTTATTAATCGGGGAGTTGGGTTTCATAACCAGTTCAAGTTCTTTGAAGAAATTCTAAACGCTGGTTCCCCCGCTAAATACCCACCCTATGACATACTTTCTATTGAAGAAAACAAGTATGAGATTAGATTTGCGGTAGCTGGGTTTAAGAAATCCGACATTCGTGTGACCTACTCAAACGGAGTACTAACTGTTACAGGAGACAAAGAAGAAGAGTCTACCGATGCCTACTTCCACAAAGGTATCGCCACTCGTAACTTCACTCAAACCTTCCCATTAGCTGACTACGTTAATGTGACTTCGGCTGAGATGGAAGACGGAATACTTACCATTAAATTAGACCGTGAGTTGCCCGAGGAAATGAAGCCGCGAACCATTAAAATTAAGTGACAGGTTCGCTACCGTCCAAAGCCCCGCCGTTAGGCGGGGTTTTGCTTTTTTTAGGGTAACAATGTGCTAGTCTTATCACGTCGTAACTTGACGAACACGAGGGAGAGTCATGCTAGATGTGTTAAACAAGCACTTAGAAAACGCCCCAACAGGATGCGCCGCAGCCCGCTGGATAAATACTCTAAGTAAAGATGAACAAAAAGTATTCGAACTAATCAAAGAAAAAAGCTCAACTATAAAAGTAGCCCAGCTATATGCAGATCTGAGTAAAAATCTAGACCTTCCATTTAAACTAACTGCCTTCCGCTCACACCTAAGGGGATATTGCACATGTCGGTAAAAGAAACACTGCTAGAAACACTAGAAGACCTTATTGAAAGCCGTCCTACAGATTGGTCATGGCCTCCAATCCAACAAGCTAAACCAACAGTAATTAAGCCAGCAGAATATAAAGAACGCCAAGCTAGTAAAAATGGATTCAAACTATTTGTATTTGTTCCTGATCCTCAAATTGGTTACCGCAAGTATGAAGACGGAACCTTAGACCCTTTCCACGATGAAGCAGCAATTGATGTTCATTTCCAATTGTTAGCCTATCTAGAAGAGCGCTATGGCGTAGATGAGATTGTTCACCTAGGTGATTATCTAGACCTACCAACCATGGGTAAATATGCACAAGAAGAAATGTTTGCACACACAGTTCAACCTGCTCTTGATTACGGCCATGCACTATTGGCTAAGCAACGTGCTACCTGCCCTAGTGCAAAGATCACCCTATTAGAAGGTAATCATGACTGCCGTATGCAAAAGTATGTAGTCATGAATGCCATGGCATCTAAGGGAATTAAGCGCGCTAACGCTACCCCTGATGAGTGGCCAGTAATGTCTGTTCAATATCTATTAAGATTAGAAGAACTAGGTGTTAATTATGTAGGCGCCTATCCTGCTGGTGAGTACTGGATTACTCCACACCTTCGCGCTATTCACGGAACTACTGTACGTAGCAATGGTTCTACCGCCAGCGCATACGTAAATAAGAACCCTCATGTATCAACAGTATTTGGGCACGCACACAGACAAGAACTACAATATAAAACCGTTGCTAATGGTGATGGTCCTATCAGGTCTGTTTCTGCTAGTCCTGGATGCCTATGCCGTGTAGACGGAGCTGTTCCATCTTATGGTTCTGGTCTTAATGATAACGGGCGCCCTGTTAAGCATTGGGAAGATTGGCAACAGGGAATCATGATTGGTTGGGTACATGACGATGGTCATTTCACCTTGCAACCTATTCATATCATGGACAAATGGGCTGTTTACGAGGGTAAAGAGTTTAAGTCCAGTCTGTAGTTAATTAGGCGTATTCTTAATACATGGCTAATCCATCCCCGCATCAAAACGTCCAGAATCTGGGCGCAGGTGGCATGTATGGAACTAACACTGTCTATGGTGGTGGCGGTGTTCCTGTTGCTCGCAATGAGTTGGATTACCTTCGTATCGGTGTTGGTCGCGCCCCTCAAGCAGAATATCCAGATGGTTATCTAGGAACTATTCGTACACGCAGAGATGACCGTGGCCGTGACACCTCAGACAATGTTCTTAACGCACTTAAGGTACGTGTAGGACAGCGTTCATACCAACGTGGTGTTCACAGAGGTGAACGCATTGATGTACAAGATTATTACTACCCAGAAGGACTCGATGCTATGCGAGGAATTCGGCGCCAAATGAAAGGCGTTAGGGACGGTAATGTTATTCGTGTAAAGCGTGGAGTAGAAGATGCGTATGCAGCTCCAGCACCTCACTTACCAAATGATGGTAAAGCTAATATCAGAAGCACATCGCCTATGGCATTAGACAAGCGTCGTGTTGACCAAGTAGCGCGTATGCGCCCAGCATGGAGATAGCATGAATATAGATAAGCCACAAATGCCTAGTCAAATAATTAAAAAGACTGATGTACTTAAATTTACTCGCCCAGATGCAACAGTAAGCGCCTCTAAAGAAACAAATGTTATGCACCATGATGGAGAGCATGTAACCCTACCTGGAGCAAATCGTCTTTCAGGTAAAGGTAAGGCTGGATCAATGGTCGGCATTTTTAGCGACATTAAAAATATGGGAAACCAATGACAAAATTTGCTGATGGAGTCTACGGACGTAGACCGTGGGTAGCACCACCCGAGGCTGCATATCCTCCGCAAGAATACGTCGGGCCGTTCCAATCCAATCAAGAGCGTCTATTGAGTCAATCATTAGCCTCATGGACAATGGGACGTGACGAATTGCAAACATACGTACGCCCCCCAATGCCACAAATTAAATTATTCCCCCCTCGCTTTGGCTATACTGAAGATGAAATTACTATTGAAGATATTGCACAAATGCCTCGTAAAGTTGCCACAACTCAGCGTGTAGAATCTGACTTCAGCCAGACCCCTAATACTCAAGAATCCACAAGCACTAACTCACTAGGAGGAACAATCTAATGGGACGCAATATTGCAGATTTTATAGCAGAAGCTCATGGGTATAAAAAAATTACAGGGGCAAAAGCTAATATGAAAAAAGAAACCGAATCTAACAATGATTACGACCCACACGGTGTTTATAGTAGAGATTTAGCAGCAGACCATGCACATACACAAGCTGCTGATGCAGAAATAGGCGATTACTAATGAGCAATGACCCAGGACTATTTACGGATTCAACTGGCGATGGCATGGCTGGGGCAGAAGATGTTAGCCTTCAGACCCAAAAAGATTTAAGCAAGACCAATTACGTAGGCGATAGACCCTGCAAAGCCTGTGGCATGCGTATTGACCCTGTACAATCGTTGATGAACCAAGAGCTATGCCCATCTTGCAATAGACGGAAGCAGAGCTCATTAGTGAAAGGCCGCATGGCATGACCGTACGTAAACTACGTTCCGAGAACGCATCCCTATCTGAGGGTGCTACTGACGGCAAGTATCGTAAGCGCCGTCCAAACACAGAGGTCGCACCTGCTATGGGCGATGAATTAGTAGTCAAAAACCGTTCAGGGCTACATCCATATTTTAACTACGGTTTTGTAAACTCAGAAGAGACCAACAAAGTAAACCCAGCAGGTAACTAATTATGGGAAAGATGGCTAAACAGCAAAAATATGCAAAAGCACATAGCAATGTGCTAAAAGCTATGACGCGTATAGAAAGACTGCCTGGAGAAGATTCAACTGAAAAATTTAATTCCGCAGCTTCCCATCTTAAATCTGTAACAACGCCTAATATGCGTTCAAAAAATTGGGGTAACTAATGGCTAAAGACCGTGCAAGAGATACTCGTCGTTCTGTAGGCTCACATGAAAAAATGATGGGCGCACTTGGTAAAGCTTCTGGTTGGGAACGCAATAACGTAAAAGATTCACATGGGATGCCACATTATTCTGTTTCCCACGACCTAACAGGTAAACAAGAAAGTTTTCTTCCTGGAGAAGGCCACGTACGTCACGTACCTAACGAGTATGATAAATACTAATGGGTCGTCCTTCAACAGGAACTAGGCCTTCTGTAATAGATCGTTTTGGCGGCACTACCCCTGTCTCTAAACCTATTGAACCTACACGTCAGATTCAAGCAGTTCAACAAGAAACTGCCCCTCAAAAAATTAAGAGTGAAGAGCCTGTTGCTCGGGCAGTAGCTGTAACCACAGAAGAAGCAGAGCATAAAGAGAAGTTAAAAGTTCAAGCAGCCAATACTGCTACAAATAAGTATGCTAAAGAAAAAGCTATGGCTGCAGCAAGAGCCAAATTAGCCGCTAGAAAGAAGTAATACTGCGCCTTTAGGCGCTAATCGGAACATATGATAGGATCACCACATGGAACTAGATGAAGAGCGCGTCAACCTACTCGTATGCAAGACCTGTAAAACCATTGAAGAGCTACCTTACGCTAAGAATGGTAAGTATCTAGGTGATGGCAAATACGATCAATCAGAAAATCCCTTTTTAGAAGCAGCCGTTTCCCCACATGAGCGTGGCGGTCACATGGGCATGCTTACTGATGTTAATTTTGTCTATTGGATGACTCCAAAGATAAAAGCCTCAATCATTTCCCAAATTAAAGAGCAATTCACAGGTAAAGGAAGTCCTTTAACTGCTGGTTTAGACGCATTTGGAACTAACTTTTACGAGACTAAAGATACATACAGCCAAGACGCCATGGCATGTTGGCAAGCGCACAATAAAACTACAGACTGTTCTGATTACAAAACCGATAAAAAACTACTAAACGCTGGTACCGATAAAGAGCGTAAAGCAGAAGGTTTAGGAAAGTCTACAATTAAAGTATTTCTTTGTGATTTCTGCCCTTACAAGATGATGGTTCAACAAAAAGCCTACAAAGAAAAGGGTTTGTACAAGTAACCTTTAACCCTTTTTACTGATGTATAAAACAGGTATACTGTATTTACACTAATAGATAAAGGTGGTTGGCTATGTTCGTAGAAATGTCTTGTAACTGTGGAGCTACGCTTCAAGTAGACTCGCTAGAAAACGAAACCATAGGCCTAGTCTGGGGTCAGCGATTTGTCAATGCCCACCAAGATTGCGGTTTTGTGTCTAAAGTTAAAGAAGAGGTTGAAGAAAAAACCAAGCGCTACGACATTACCCACAAAGAACAACGTAAAAACGAACTATAATATCTAAATGGATTTGTACGAGACATTAGCGCAACAAGCAGAGCCTGTTTCGTTACAGCCATCTGAGACCTCATATTTCAGCGCTCCAGGCGCAGGTCTAGATCCACGTTTATTCAGAGATGGGAAGATTGTTCCCTCTGTACGCTCTGCCATTATTAGAGTCCTATTTGAGCATCTAAGCATGCACTATTACAACCCAGAGGCTTACACAACTGTTTGGTTAGCTGGCTCTGGAGTAAGCTATCAATGGACAGCTTCAAGAACACCAGCAGATTTAGACTGTTTAATTGGTATAAATTACCTAATGTTCCGCCAATCTAATCCAGAGTACAAAGCTTTGAGCGATAAGCAAATTGCAGCTATGTTCAATGAAGACTTCAGAAATGACCTGCATCCATTAACTTCTAATTTCTTGGGCGCATTTGAACTTACCTTCTATGTAAATGTAAAGTCTGATATTAGACAGATTAAGCCCTATGCCGCTTATTCACTTACTAATGACGATTGGACTGTTCAGCCAGAAACTAAAGCAGCTCCTAAAAATAAGATGCTAGAGCAGAAAGTGCAGAAAGATACATCATTAACAAGTGATATCCTTTCACGGTACTCAGCAGCCTTAACATCTATAGGAAGCGCCCCTACAGATACAGCTCGCCGTAATGCTGAAGCCGCATTGAAGTTAGCTATAGATCAGGGAGTAGCCCTTTTTGAAGATATCCACAAAGGTCGCAGATATGCTTTCAGTGAATCTGGGCTAGGATATATGGATCCAGCTAACTATCGCTGGCAAGCAGGTAAAGAAACGGGTACGATTCAAGCACTTAAGAAGCTTAAGGATATATCCGCAAAAGGAAAGAAAGTATTTGAGGAGCAAACATACGGCATGGAACTGCCTAATGTTGATACCTTAATCCGCCGAGCAATCGGTGGAAGATAAAACAATTTAACAACAATCTGTAATTAGTAGTAGGGTACAACTCGTGGCAACACTTATTTTTATCGACGGCGTATTGCGTAACACAGTAACTAACGCCCCAATCCCTCAAGGCATGTCCTTGTTCCGTACCTTAAAAGACAAAGGCCGTGTGCTTCTTCTATGCCCTAATAAAGCGCTAGGAGACCGTTGGTTAAGAGAGAACAAAGCCAATTTTATTGATGACATTGTTGGGCCAGATGTAGCCATAGGTGCTGACTTCTTAGAGTTACGCCAAGTGGAATACTGCCGCGGTCAAGGGCAGGTCGATCTTGTAATAACATCGGACCCTGAGTTAGCAGCACGACTTCTAGAGATTGGGGTCACCACTTTAATGTTTCTACACCCAGTCTATTTAACAGAGAAGTTCCGTCCAGATGGCCGTCAGGGCGTTAAGTCTTGGGACAAAATTAAAGGCGAGATTGTTAAACAACAGGAAGCTTTCCTAGAAGACACTAGAGTCCAATGAAGTTCGTTTACTTAGGAGCAGAGATTCCTAGCAACCGCACTTTACTAGAAAGTACCTCAGCTACCCACGTTGGCGTTAGCTTCTGGGGCCTTCAGAAGCGGGGGCTGCCTCAAAAAACATATCTATTGAAGAATTACTTCAAAGACCATTTCTACATTTATGTATACCCAGGAGTACCCAAGGATACGGAGTTAGACCAGCTTGAGCTAGAGATCTTTGCAGCTGAGTATGAGGATTTTATTGCTAACAACATTGACCGTATCAATATGTTCAGCGAGATAACTGTAGATAACCCCGACTTTGTAGAGGAACAGCGCCGCACTGTGTGGGCTCAGGTGCCACCAGGTAAGTTCCTGCCTACTTGGCACTTCGATTCTGGATTTGCTGAGCTTAATCTACTCGGAGATAGGTACTTAGACATAGCAATTCCTGGAGAATCCCTAGAGAACAGCTCACAGCTGTTAACAGTGACCAGAACACTTGTTCGTACTCAAGGTACAAGGTTTCATGTGCTAGGCTCAGCCAAGCCCGAGATACTGCGCCAGATCACCTGTGAGACTGCCAGCACTATGTCATGGCTCAGCCCTATGCGTAATGGAGAGACCATTGTCTGGGACGGAACTAAGTTAAACCGCTACCCAGCCCGTATGAAAGACCAAGCTCGCCCTAGGTATAGGAACGCCTATAACAAGGCTGGGTTGGACGTAGAGAAGATTTTAGAAGACGACGATAAGGAAGTCTGCCGTTTAGCGGTATGGTCTTACCTTCAATTTGAAGCGAGGTTAAACGGTATGTCACCAGAAGAACCAGAGAAGTTATATGATAATAAGGACATACCAGCGACTCCAGAAAATGGAGAAACTACCCCCTCAACTATTGATAAGAAGCCCTTAGAAGTAGGAAAACTTTTGCCACGTAATCCAGAAGAAATGGGCAATTTACCCGTCTTTGGATACGCTTCAGAACAGGTAATTGACCCAGATGGAACTATTAAAGAAGTGTCCACCGTACACTCACAACAATCGAGTTTACGTGTATGTGATACCTGCTTTGTAGCCTCTAACTGCCCTGCTTTTAAGCCTCAATCAGTATGTGCTTTCAAGCTTCCAGTAGAGGTAAAGACCAAAGAACAACTCAAATCACTCATCAATGCAATCATTGAAATGCAGGGGCAAAGGGTTGCTTTTATGCGTTTTTCTGAAGAAATGAACGGTGGATACGCCGATCCCAATGTTTCTAAAGAGATTGACCGCCTATTCAAATTGATTAAAACGACTAAAGAATTAGATGACTCAAGAGAGTTTATCCGCATGACAGTAGAGCGCCAAGGCGGGGCAGGAGTGCTCAGTTCTATCTTCGGAGATAGGGCAAATGTCCTTAAAGAATTACCTAATCAGGGTCTCAATCAGGCCGAAACTGACGAAGTAATCAAAGGTCTGACGGACGGCTAGTTATCATATAACTTGGTACTACCAGAGTTGGAAAGTACCTTCCCGCTGAACTACAGAAATTTTCCACTTAAACTATAAAACTTACTACAGAATACGGGGTGTTTCGATGGCATTGTCCTTTCGTCTAGCAGAGGAATTCGTCTCAGGTTATCGGTCTAAGAAAGTCCCTTGGGGCTATCAAGATGCCGCTGGAAACTCAGTCGGTGAGATTACCTTCCTTAGAACCTACTCTAGACTTAAAGAGGACGGCACAAAAGAGACTTGGGTAGATGTCTGTGAGAGAGTCATCAACGGTATGTATTCTCTACAGAAAGACCATTGCAAAACCAACCGTCTTCCTTGGAATGATTCTAAAGCTCAAGCTTCTGCTAAAGAAGCCTTTGACCGCTTGTTTACTCTAAAGTGGACTCCACCAGGACGCGGTCTATGGGTAATGGGAACTCCCCTTGTAAATGAGCAGCGCAATTCAGCAGCTCTCCAAAACTGTTCTTTTGTATCAACTGCGTCTATGACAAAGAACGATCCAGCCAAGCCATTTGCCTTCCTAATGGAAGCCTCAATGCTAGGTGTGGGTGTTGGCTTTGATGACAAGGGTGCTGATAAAGACTTTACTATTTACCAGCCAACTGATGAGGAGGCGGTATACCAGGTAGCTGATACCCGTGAGGGATGGGTTGAGTCTGTTGCTTTGCTAATCAACTCGTATCTAAAGCCAGACCAGCCTAAGTATAAGTTTGATTACAGTTTAGTACGTCCAGCAGGCGTTCCAATCAAAACATTTGGCGGCACAGCTGCAGGCCCAGAGCCTCTTGAAAGATTACACAAGCACATCCGTTCTATATTCAAGAATAAGGCTGGAGAGAAGCTTTCTAGAGTAGACATTGCTGATTTGGGTAACCTAATCGGAGTATGCGTGGTCTCTGGTAACGTCCGCCGCTCAGCTGAGCTTCTAATGGGTAGACTGGATGATCAAACCTTCTTAAATCTAAAGAACCCTAAAGTATTCCCAAAAAGAAACTCCTACGATGCTGATAAGCCTGGCTGGGCTTGGATGTCTAACAACTCCGTAGAGGTAAATGTTGGCGATAACTTGGATTCTATTATTGATGGCATTGCCCTCAATGGTGAGCCTGGGGTTATCTGGATGGATGTCACTCGTAAGTATGGTCGCTTGGCTGACCCAATCAACAATAAAGACTGGCGCGCTTCTGGATATAACCCATGTGCCGAACAGTCTCTTGAATCCTATGAGTGTTGTACGCTCGTTGAGACTTATCTCAACCGCCATGACTCTTTAGATGACTTTAAGCGAACTCTTAAGTTTGCCTATCTCTATGCCAAGACAGTCACTCTCCTGCCTACTCACTGGGAAGAGACTAACGCAATCATGCAACGCAATCGCCGTATTGGAACTTCCATGTCAGGTGTGGCTAACTTCGCAGATAACAAAGGGCTACCAGCCTTGCGTCAATGGATGGATGAGGGCTACGGCACTATCCAAAGTTATGACAAGGGCTATTCAGAGTGGCTTGGTATCCGTGAGTCAATTAAGACTACAACTGTAAAGCCTTCGGGAACTGTCTCTATCTTGGCAGGTGAGAGTCCAGGAGTTCATTGGTCTGTTGGTGGAGAATACTTCCTACGTGCCATCCGCTTTGGAAACAATGATCCAATGCTTCCTCTCTTTAAGATGGCTCAATATAAAGTAGAACCTGCTATGGAATCTCCTGATACTACCTCTGTAGTCTACTTTCCAGTCAAATCTAATGCTAAACGCTCTGAGAAAGATGTCTCTATCTATGAAAAGGTAGCTCTAGCTGCCACAGCTCAACGTTATTGGAGTGACAATTCTGTCTCTGTAACTGTCTCTTTTAATCCAGAGTCGGAATCTAAAGATGTTGGAACTGTTCTACATTTGTATGACGGTCAATTAAAGACTATCTCTTTCTTACCTTCAGGAAACATGGTCTATAACCAAATGCCTTACACTCAAATTACTGAAGATGATTATGAGAATTATCGTATGACTCTCTTTCCAATAGACTTTGCTGGCGTGTACGCTGGCATGGCTTATGACGCAGTTGGAGAGGCTTACTGTACGACAGACGCGTGTGAAGTTAAACTGATTAAAGACAATCAGTAAATAGTAAAACCCCCCGTGAACGAATCGGGGGGTTTCTCACATAAGGCGCAGGTACGGCTCGCCTGTAATTGCCCAAAATATGATAAAAAACAATTACAAGGTCATGACCGCCCTTAGCGTGGAAAGGCAGGAAAGCGCTTTAACGCCCTTCTGTGGTTTCTACTAAAAGAAGTTATCAAACAAATAGAACGACGCTTCAGCAAAACAGGAAGCGCTTACCATTAAATCTACTACGTGAGTCTCTCCATTAGGAAAAGACCCTGCTAGATAACCGCCAAGAGCATTGGCGTATCTTTGAGTAAACTCCTCTACTGTAACGTAATTGGGATTACTCTCCAATATACTCTCCGAAATCTTCTTCATCTTCCCACTCGACTTCTTCTTCGTCATCTTCCTCAATCCAATCTTCTTCAATATCTATATCTTCATCAAAAGGGTCGTCATCAACCATTTCTCTCTTTCTCTCTCTCCCTAATTTAGTGGTCGATAGTTAATCTCTCCAATAAAGGAGATTGGCTTGTCGTTCTCATCTTGCCTGTTAGCAATCATTTTAATCGACTTGCGAGGTGTTTCTCTCAATACGATTTCTTTTAGAGCGCGCTTTGCTGCGGAAGGGTTAGCCCAAGCCTGCGTAGTATCGTGGCGCACAGTTCCATCAAGAATAAACTGGTAATTGAGAAGCCATGCTCCACCTTTACTCGTATTCTTGATTAGAGTTGCTTTCATTGTTTCCATTGGTTTAGCCATTTATTATCCTTTCGTAATCCAAAAGTACGGCAGGTCTGCGGGTACATTTGGAAACTTGTCTTTGTAGTATTCGGGGTCTTTCCTTATTAGATTTGATTGGTGGGATATATGAAGCCTACTATCCCCTAACCATGTTGGCAACACGACGGGCGCGTCCAACACAAACCTTTCGAGCATATTGTCCTTGTACCCACGCGCTCTCCACTCTAGGCACATCTCTCTCCCGTATTGTTTAAGTGCTGGCTCGTAACCAGCCCACATCTTTACGGCAGGATGATTGCGCCAGCCAAGACTCTCCCCACGTAGGGTATTTAGTATTTGATATGCCTCAACTCTCTGCTTACCTAACCTGCGGTAATCAAGAATACGGGCGCACTCCTTGAAATCAGGAGCGGGCAAGAAAGTCTGAATTAAATTACTCCTTAATAGATTTCGCTATGGTGCTGACTACTTAATCCCTAAGGTTTCATCAACCCATAGCGAAGGTTTATTCTTCCATTAAATTGCGGTACGCGTCCATGCCCATACGTAATTTATAGTCCTCAATCTCCTCTATGTCAATAGAGTGAGGGTTACAATCACAGGACTCCACGTCCCACATTTCGTCGTCTCCGTAGAAATGCCAGCCCTGACCACTACAGGACTCGCACTCTATAATAGATTCGATTGCTCTCTTTATATTAGACATTACTTGAACCTCATTTGCTTCCTTGCTTGCTTCCAAAAGTTTAGGGCTAGATACTCGGACATCTCGTAGAACTCCTCATCACTAGGCTTCTCACTACCGCCCTTAAACTTTATTACGCCTTCATACTCTTGATTATTGCCCAAACTAATCCATTTCCAAGTGTGAGTGTCTTGTTCTAATAAACTAATCATTAGGTCAGGCAACTCCATGAAGGCAGGGAACTGAACGAATATAGCGTTGTTCTCTCCCGTTAATAGGCTAGTGCCATTGGGCGCTTGTTTTCTAAGGGCTTCCATATAGTTCACAGGCTTGTAGTGCTTCATAGCCAACAGAACTTCGTCTGTATCTAATTCTTTAATCATTATTCGCTCGCTTCCTGTTTTGCTTTTTGATAGCCCTTGTCATAAGCCCACCAACAGGTCTGACACATACCTGTTGGGTCGCTTACTGCTTCATCTATTTCATAACCACAATTTATACATCTATCCATTATTTACTTTCACTTTCAGAGTCTATACAGATATGGGATTCCCATAATCCTTCTTTCATTTCATCTCCGCACCAATTACACAGGCTCATTATTCATCTTCCTCACTTCTACTTTTGTGAAGGAGATGAGTTCCGTATTCCATAGCAATAGAGGATATTCCTTCTGTATCTATATCTAACTTTATTCCTTCAATAGATAAGGCAGAGATAACTGCTAAGTGTGTGACAGGTCTGCCCATAATTTCTGAAAGTGTGTCGGCTAATCCCCTTGAAAGATTGCCATGCGTAGAAACGCTCTCTGATAAGGTCTCGTTATTCATTAGCAAATCTCGAATCCACCGCAGGTAGTTAGGAATTGGCAGAACTCTTTTACGTTCTCTACGCTGAATCCATAATTACACTCGAAAGGTCTCTTGACCTTAGTTCCATTACAGGCATTACATGGGTCGCGGAAGGTAACTTCTCCCTCTACGTAATCGAACCAGCCCTCTTTAACTTGAACTATTCCCATGCCTTCACATAAGGTACAAGTCTCATCAGGAATAGAATCTAAGAACTCTTGGCGTTCTTTCTCATATTCATAGGTGCGACCACTACTAATCTCTTTAATAAGTGCGTCGCGTAGTGCGTGTGCGCCTTCTACATCAAAGCCAGCACCGCTATTTGAGTGTCCGTCTATCTCACGACAAGGTGGATAGACCTGCTCGCAGTAGTCCCATAGTGGTCTCCACCACCATACATTGTTTCTAAAGTACTCGCCACGTTCGTCCGTAGCGTTCTTTCCATATACGTCCATGCCCATTGTAGGCAACTCCCTTCGATTAGTTATTAAACGATTAAGAACTTCTTTTTATTCCCATATATTTCATAGACTTCCTCTGCTTCCTCTAGTGTCAGAGCATACTCTCCACTCATAGGTCGCATAGTCTTTTTATCCACCTGCCATACAATATATGGGCGGTGATAAATAGGAGTTGTTTTCTCAACATCTCGCTCATCATAGAGAGGTTCTGCTGGAACTTTACGAACGGCAAGGACAATATACTTACTGCCCTCTAGGTGTTTAGATTTGATTACCACCGCTTTATTCGTAAGTTCAGCGCCTACCATTTCTTTTTCGTACAGGTCTGTAAGTTTATTAGACATTACTCGTCGTCCTCTAATAAATCTAGATAGAACTGAACATCATTACCCTCTATTTGTTCGTACTCAACATCTGAATCATCATGCTTTAGACTCTGCTTTAGTTCGTCCTCTGATAAATCAGAATAGATTACGGCTTCCAAATCGTAAGTAACAGTTTTAACTATTGAGTATTTTGCCACTTTCAATCCTTTCATTAAATATAATTTCTGCTTCTTCCAAAGTCTCTGCCCCTGTTTCGTTGTAGGGGTTTAAGAAGTCCTCTGAAATATAGATTACCTTTGATACTTGGTACGGATTAGTCTTTACGGGTCTTACCGCTATGACTAGAAACGTATTATCTTTAAGGTGTTTAGCCTTAACGATAGTGTCGCCATACTCGTTAATTAGAGTAGAGCCTACTAACTCACGCTCGTATCTGTGAGCGAGTTCGGGACTTACTATTCCCATTTACTTACCTTCTTTCGATTAGATTGCGTAGATAGACACTAGGTACAACGTTTAGGAACTAACTCCTTCGCAAGTCCTTTCGTCTTTGCGACCCTGATACCTCAACTTACTCGGAGTCTTATTACTAAGTAATTAAACTGTTCATGTGACTAACTTGAAGTCTGTTGGTAGTTAGATTAGGTCTATCTTATCCAAGTGTCTATCCAACTCTAGTTATCTGATAAATCCTCTGCCATGCTTTCTGTGTGGGCGAAGTCGGCGAAACTAACACCGCCAGCCATATTAGATACTCCTATCAACGTACTTAATAGAGCGTCTGTTTCCTCTGCGCTGATACCGCTATCTATCATGCGATTGCTGATAGTTTTCTTTAGTATCTCGACCATAGGACTAACGTTATTCACGACGTACATCATGTCCTCATGTGAAGTATCACTAGGTTCAGACATAATCTCGAACATCTTGAATAACTTACGCTTTTCGTCGGGCGTTAGACCGCTTAGTGGGTGTGGCATTATTTATTCCTCTCTTTATATCTCTATATAACATTTGACTCTTTACTTTTATTCCTTGTTTCCTGCTTGTTCGTACATCAGGTTTAATACGTTTAGGGTTTGACTAAGCGCCTCACCTGCTTGTGTGTCTATTTGGTTCAGAGAATCGTTATATGAGGAATCCACCCATTTATTGACCTCTGAAAGATAGATAGCGCCTTCGGGGAATCGAGCCGACTCGGTATCTGAATCCCAATCGAACCGCCCATTGTTTGTGTTGAACTTGATTACAAAGTGGTGTTCGCTCATTTATTTAATCCTTTCATCTGTTAAATAGAACGAGTAGTCAATAGCGGTGTCCACTAAGTTGATTAGATACTCGTTGCGAGTCTGCTCTGCTAGTAGTGCGCCCTTTAATTGGTTCAGCGTTTCCTTCTGTAGTACGGCATAATCTAGATTATCCGCGCTAGTTCCGAATTGAATTACCATTTCTGTTTCCTTTCCCACGCTTCCCACTCGTCCTTCAGTGAATCATCTACTTCAGTTATGATTAGGGCTAACGCTATTACTAGAATTAGCCCCATAGATACTATAAAGAACACCTAAGCCACCTTCTTTAGAGTTGATTTGACTAGCATACTTGCCACTTTGAGAATATCTGCGGTGTTGGTAACAGCGTGGAACACTTTGGCGTGGTGACGTATTGCCTTTAAGTAATTAGTAGCGCGGTCATCACCTCTAGCAGACTGCTCGATTAGGTTCTGATAGGACTTGAAATCACCTAAGAACACTACGCACGTCAGGAATCCCTTATTGTTCATAGACTTGATTAGGTCGTCGCATTGTTCTTGGCGCTCCCAATCCCCGTCAGTAACTATAAATAGAATCTTGATTGACTTTTTAGATGAGGTCAATATGCGGTCTGCTTCGATAATTCCGCGTAGTGGGTTAGTGCTTCCACGTGAACCCACGAACTTCATTACTCTAGACTTAGCCTTATCATCTTTAGAGTAGAGCAGTTCAGTATCAGAATCGAAGGAGAAGGCGGTTACTGAACCTTCTATGCTTTCGATAGCGCGCTTTAGAATCCAAGTGTTCTCGCATACTGCTTTCATTGAACCGCCCATTGAACCTGAATTATCGGTAAGGATAACCGCTTCTATATCGGTGGCTTCATTACCAATATCCCATTGGTCGAACATTTCAGAGATAGCATTGACATCAGGGTTCATGGTGCGAGAGATATTCAGGCGACCACTTCTAGTGCGACCTACCCAAGCAGGGTCATTGTTTCGCACTATGCGTTCTAACTCTGTGCTGAATCGCTTTGCCATTGAGATTGCTCCCATAGAAGGTGCGATTTCCATAGTGTCACCTGTTGGAATATCAGCCTTAGCCTCACCTGAACCGAGAATCGCATTTCGAGTGTCCTTGACTTCGCGCTTAACGCGAGAGTCCTGCTTTAGTTGGTTCATGCGCTCATTGAGAGCATGAGCCACTTCAACATCTTTGGCAGTAATTTCTGAATCTGAATCATTGACCGATTGAGTTTCAATTTCGCTACCTGAACCGCTATCGCTTTGCGACCTGTTTGTGTTGAGGCTTTCTAATTTATCATTAGAGGGCTGGCTTTGATACTTAGCCTGCTCCTTTCCGCTTGCTGGTCTGCCCTTACTAGGCAGACCGCACCCACCGCCTACACCTGTGATACCTTTTGAGTCCTTAGACTCCTCTGAACCTTCACTAGAACTTGAACCTGAATTATTAGAATCCTCATCATGTCCGAGTATATTGGCGAGTCTGTGTGCGAGTTCTTTAGCCTTATCGAAATCAGCAGGGAACACTAAGTCACGATAGGCATGGATAATCGAGTGAACGTTGGAGACAATTTCATATCCGTATTGAACGATTGCTTTGTCTAGAATAGATTGCCTAATTTCTAGTGGTAAGTAGGTGCGACCTGTGATTAGATGAAACTTAGTTCCCCAATCACTAGGCTGGTCTGCTAACACGTAGGTATAAACACTTGCTTCTAGGTAAGGTCGAATTGAAGGATACTTTTTGAGCAGTAATTGTTCAGCGCGACCTTCCTCTAGAATTGCGATTGCCTTAAACAGTTTATTATCGCGAACGTATATTCCTAAGTCTGAACCCTGACGGGGAGAGAACTCCACGTGCGCTAGTTCGTGATAGTTCAGACCATGAAGGCTCATAATACTTTCGTCAGATAAATCCTCAATTAGATTGGCATTGAGTTCAATATCCTTTCCATTGGAACGGGCATTGGTATCCATATTCTTATCGTTGATTACACGAACAGTAATATCCTCATTGGTGAGAATCCTATCTACACGTTCGTACACCTGTGCCACCGCATTGAGTCGGTTAGCGCGCTCTGTGTATTTTGCGACTAGTTCGGCATGGGTTACTGCTAAACCGCTTTCCTCATCATAGAGTTCCCACTCATTGTTATCGTTGATACGTTCATGGAGTCCACGTCCTGTGGATAGGGAATCCAATTCAGAGATTAGTCCATTATTGCGACGGCGACGGCGACCCATATTAGTTATCCACCTTTACTGTCTCGGTTACGATTGAATCTGTAGGTTCGACTTCAACCTTTACACCGAAGTCGGTTGCGATATTCCACTTCATTGTTTCGATTACCTGACGAACTGCCACGCGTTCATCTTTGTCGAATCCATTGACGTAAGAAGTAATTGCGAAGTTCAAGCCTAGACCCGTCACGTTATTTTGTAGTGCTACTAGACCACGTGTCGAGATTGGAGTTGTGAGTTCATCTAGGTCGAATCGGTCACGTAACTTTTGAGCCAATTCCAGCAGAGCCTTAGACTTGATTAGTTTGCTTTCGATTTTCTTATCGTAAGGAAACTCTAGTTTAATTTTCCACCTGTCATTGTTAGCCTGTGATAGTTCGTGAGTGCCACGATAACCAGCGTTCATGTCTGCCACGATTAGCAGGTCTTTGTGAGCCTTAATAACCTCACCGCCGTTATCCAATAATTGAATCTCACGTCGGTCATCTAGTAAGGAATAGAGAACTGTCATAATACGTTCGGGCATGAAGTTCACTTCATTGAGGAGTAGAACTCCGCCATGTCGAACTAGGAGAGTGACTGCGCCGTCCTGCCAGCGATAACCATGTCCGTCCTCTCTAGGAATCCAGCGCCCGAATAGTTGGCTAGGGTCAATACCAGCATTAGAGGAGACGTTGAAATAACGCTTCTGTCTAGCAGAGGCATAGGCGATTACACTCATGGTCTTGCCTGAACCAGCGCCACCTTCGATTAGAACGTTTATATCGTTAGAATCTGCGTAGTCATAAATCTCGAAGTCGGACTTGCCGTCCTCAAAGTAGCGGTTTATATAATCACGTGACCACTTTTGGTCGGGAACAGTAATCATATTTTCATAGGCGAGACGTGTGCTTTCGTGTGCGCCTATTGTTACTTCTTGCTTGATAGGCTCACTTTGCTTAATAAAGGTCACGTTCGGGGTCGCGCTCAACGGGGTTAGAATTACACCCTGATTACGACGTTTATCGGTAATCAAATCAGAGAGAGAGTTGTCTCCTGACTCGAATCGAGTTTTAAGGTCTAGAACGCTATCTCTGTGTGAGATTGGCGCGGTAACAGGGTCGGCACTTTCATAGGCATAGAGAGCCTTAGCACCGATATTGGTAACGAGTCCTGTATCAACGAGAGCAGTATCGCGCTCGGTGAGGACAACGGCTACGGGTTTCTTGGATAGGAGAGTGTCGGGCAAATCCTCTATATCAGATAGGTGAGACCATGTCTGTCCACGTCCTGCCTGACCTGTTGAGAGGCGGTGATAAATCCGCACTTCTCCCTTGTGAGGGAATAGGAGAGTCTGTGAGCGCGCTTCGCCCTCTAAGGTCTCCACCAATACTGCTAGTGTCATACTGCCTTCCTTCTAATAGTGCGCCATTGGCGCGGTTAGTGTTTGTCGTACATGGATAGAACGGAATAGAGTAGATATATATTCCCCTAAGTAGATGAACGGAAGGTGAACGGAAGGTGAACAGTAATCGCAGAGATTGTTATCATATAAGACAAATCGGACATATAGCAATAATCTGGACGTATCGCTACACTCTCACTTCGTTCTTTAGACAGTAGCCGAAGGCGTGTCCATTTTTAATCTATAGCAGACTCTCACTCTACTATAGATTGGCTCTCAGCCTTCTCTCAGTAATCTCTCAGCAATCTCTCAGTTAATGTTCATCTAATGTTCATCTTGGGGCGGGAATGTTTGTGTTGGGCTAATTGTTAAACAATTAGCCCAAATGCTTATTCCGCTTATTGCGGAATAAGATGTCGTATTTAGGTACGTGGGTGGGTGGGTCAACACAAACAATTTAGACATTTCCGCGCTTTTTGTATAGCGGTGGGCTTTTTACTTCCCACCGCCCTTGACGGATACAATTACGGCTAGGACAGGCTCGGCTAGTCTCCGTCAATCCTCCTTGTCGAAGTCTGTTACGTCATAATCGGCGACTACAACGCAATTACTAGGAACTAGACCCACGCTATTCATGTAGTCATGGAGTCTTGACTCTGCTTGTTCCTCTGTTTCTGCCTCTATTGAGGCGTATAAGCGCACTACTGTGTTATAGGTAGTCATACGCCACACGCCTCAAAGAACTTAGAGGAGTCAAATCTTGGGTTTTCATTGGCACAGACTCTAGCAATAGCAGCCACAGTCTGATAACTAGCGCCTGAGTCCTTTAGGGCTTCGGCTAGGGCGCGAAAGTGTCTACGGCTCATAGGGATTTTACCCCGTATTCCTGACAAATTCGCATTACCGCGTCGTCCAATTCCTCAAATAAGAACGAACGGGCGCTTACATCTTGAACCATGTCCTCTGTGATTTGGCTCTGCCATACTACTTCGCTCATGTTTTCCCTTCCTATCCGTAGACTAATTCGTTAAAGATTGCGTACTGTATAACCATGTCACCGAAACAGGAGTCGGCGTCGTCAATTTCTAGAGGATAACCTCCGCAATGTGTCTGACCTGCTTTGAGTGCTAGTTCGTAGCCTCGGCGCAAATCCTCGACAGTTACCACGTAGGTTTTAGGAGTAACGCCTGTCGTGTCATAAATTTTGACAGGTTGAGGGTTGGGGACAAATTCATCACCTTTGTTGAGGAAAAGATAGATGTCCTTGCCTTCTGGAGTGCGGATTTTAGAGCACCAATAGACCATGCCCGCTCCGTCACAGCCCCAGACTGCTTCCCATAGTTCGCCTACAGTAAACTCGTTTGATACTGTAAGAGTGTCAGTTGTGTTCATTTTTGTCCTATTCTGAAAGCGCTTGGTTGGTTTCGCTTTCAATAGTAGAACGGATACTACCCTCTCATTATTCCCATCTCTATTCACAGGTTTCTCTCAGGTAATGTTCACCTAATGTTCACTTTGGGCTAGGAATGTTTGTGTTGGACAATTGTTTAACAATTGTCCAATTGGCTTATTCCCTTCAGGCATGTGGGCGGGCGGGTTCAACACAAACATTTTAGGGGTGAGCGCGGGGGGAAGGTATACCCGCGCTCTAGCAGGTGGGAACCAACCACCTACTTTGGGGAACTGAGGCAATTACGGCTTCGATTGGCGACGGATAGCCTCAGAAATTTATCGGTTATTTCTTGGTGCGGTTTCTTTTACGGACTCTACGGCGTGCCGTAATTGTCCTACTTGATACAGAGCCATTGCTAATACCAAGGGCTTTGCCAATTTCTGCTTGGGTTACTTTCATCTTACGGGCTTCTACTAATAGGCGGTCTAGTGTTTCCCTAGATACGCGCCAATTTTCTGTAGCCTGCTTGATAGTTTCCCGCGCTTCTTTAATAGCGACATCAGCCTCTACAATTTTTTGTAGCGTAGCCTTTTGGCGCTCATTGACACGAACGGGCTTAGCCTCTACGCCCAATTCTTTTAGGCGCTTAAGCAGCACATCTACTTCATTTTCCATGTTTCCTCCCTTCTGTTGCTGTAACGATTGGGGCGGGCTTTTTATTCCCGCCCCACTTTTGTTATAGGAATTCGAACGGGTCTCGATCCTCGAATAATTCCTCGAACGCTTGCAGGTCTCCATTGGCTAGGATGTCATCTAACTCCTCGGACATGCGCTCCTTGATACGCTCGGCTTGTTCATCCATTGGTATCCACCTTAACTATTCCCCATGTTGAGCCCTCATTTATGGTATCAAACACGCTTAATCTATTTAGTGCTCCAATAAACGCTTCTTCAAGCAATTTATGCTGTAGGTATTCTGGTAGCGCTTGGAGCGCCTTGGTGCTTGGATTATTTTCATCTAATTCAGCAACCAATTTAATTGTGTGTGGGAATTTAATCATTAGAACATCCCATTGAGTAGGTCTAGGATTGAGCGGTATTCCACTCCCCCACGTGTGAGCCAGCGATAGACTAGCGCGTTTACGCTTTCATCCTCGCGGATAGCCTCAACTATAAAGTCGGGCGCTACTGTTAAATCAGCAGATAATTGCAATACGAGATGGTTAATCTCGCGAGATTGTGTATCAGTTAGCATTTGATTACCTTTCCCGAATAACCCGTGTGGCTATTCATCTGTATAACGGCTCATAACCCCAATTTATTCCCGCCGCTATTTCCAGGCAATTCTCAGCCAATTCTCAGAAATCTCTCAGTTTTGTTTGGGGAGTTTGCGCCAATACCCGAAAGCCTAATGTTTGTGTTGGTCAATGCCTAACCCAATGCCGTCAGGGAGTTAAATAGTAAAGCCACCGATTTGGTGGCTTTAATCCCAGTTCGAGTGAGTCCTCGGTTATGGCTGCGGCATAACACGCCTTGCTTTTGGCAAGCATTTCAAATTAGGGAGGCTAGGGGGTAGCCTCCCTATCTGGGGTTAGTCATCCCATTGAACCCATGGTTCTAAGTGATGACCTTCTATTACTGCATACGCTGGTGCTTGGCTTGCGCCTTTCCATTTAATTGGATCGGGTAAGTCTATTAGCGCGCCAGAATCACCCTCGTTGCATTTATCTATGGCTTCTATACAGGGGGTTACCATAGAAAGCGGTACGGGTGGATAGTGATTACTTCTTAGGTGAATCGCTATAGCCTCCTCTAGGGGGAGTGTTAACTCCCCGCTAGCCAATTCTTGTGCGAAATTATGTCCCATTAGTCCCTCAATCCGTAAGCGTCATTGTTAATACTGCGAGCAGTAACCCACGCTGTCCAGAGTGGGAATAACTCTTGACCTTGTGCCTTGTCTAACTCTAGGTGTCCGATTACCTGCATTAGACAATAGGCGCGTGAATCTGCGTTCATTTCATCTAACTCGCTGGCTAGCATTTCTCTAGTCACCGAATCTTTCTTAATTGCTAGTGCTGATAGTGTTTCCACTATTCTGCCTCCACTTCAAATAGGTCGTCACGTACTGCGTCAAATTGCGCTAGGGCAACTGCTTCACGCTCATCATACTTAGCCTCTAGATAAGTCTCTAGTGCTTCTTTTAGTGAGCGCGCCTGCGCCTCTGTAAGGATGAATTGCTCCATGACATGATAGGTATTATTATCATGCCAACTAGACATGTTCATCTCGAACATGACATCCCCGTTGGTGCTGTCGCGTACATCCATCTGTACATCTACATCAGTAAGGCTTGAATAATTGCTTTTGTATAAGTGGTTCATTTTTTCCCCTTTTGTCGGCGTTTCCGACCTTGTACCTGTATAACGGGTTAGGGTTGGTTATTATTCCCTAAGGTAATTTCCAGATAATTCTCAGGAATCTCTCAGGAATAAACACTTTTAGGGAATTGTAAACACTTCCCTAATGCCTTGCTCCCAATGCCAATTGTTTGTGTTGGCCCACCCTCCCCATACCCCTACGGGGAATCGAGAGAGAGGCGCGGTTTCCCGCGCCCCTTCTTATTTCGTTAAGTCCCTAATCAGTAGGTAGAAACTTATGCTCGCCCCCAACCACAGAATTGTGATTGGGAGTCCGCTTGTGAGTGGGTTCATGCTAGAGCCTCCCTTAGAACCTTATGTGCGCGGTTTAGGCGTGTGCCTACTGTGGCGGTTTTAACGCCTAGTTGATTAGCGGTTTCCTCATAAGTGAAACCCTCTATGTCTACTAGGTAGACAACCTTTAGAAAGTCATCCCCTAGAGCCTGTAAGGCTTGAGAGACTTTAGGCGAAAAGTGATTGAAAATTGCGCGGTACTCTGCGCTAGGCGCGGTTTCTGTTTCTAATTCCACTAGCGCGGTTTCATCAGCCACTACCATGCGAGACTGCTTGCGGTAAACGTTGATGAATTGATTGCGGAGGATAGTGTGAAGCCACGCTTGAAGATTAGCCCCGTCAAACTTCTCACTATTAGCGAGCGCTTTCTCGAAAGTATCCTGTACCAAATCGAGAGAGTCATGTGAATTGCCATTAGTTAGTTTCATGGCGTAACCATAAAGCATCCCTTGATAGTTTAGTATGTCCTTGCTTAGTTGTGCCTTGTCCATTTTGTACCCCTATCAGTGAGCCCCTTGCTCACTTGCTTAGTGAACCAAACCTATCACCTATTTATTCCCGCCCATTATTCACAGCCTATTCTCAGACTATTCTCAGACTATTCTCAGACCCCCCTAGGGTTAAATTGTCGACAAATAGACATGGCTGCCAGGTGAAATCCACAGGTATGACCTAAGTTTGTTAGGCAGTAGCCCAAGGTGAGGATCATCGCGCTTATGATAGGATTGGTCCATGTGTGAGCATCACTTTGTCTTTGATGAGGATGAGGATAACTGGGTCTGCATTAAGTGCGGTTATCAGAACGGGGACGAGTAATGGATAGAGAGATATCTGCCTGTTACTGGTGCTACGGTACGGGTTTATTGCAATCAGATGAAGAGTGTCCGTGCGTAAATGGACTTTGCCAATGCAGATACTGTAAGGTCAACTAATGAAAGAGTTTGAGATGGTGGCCTCACTTGATGGCCATCGACTAAAAGGGTTGGATCTACCAGTAGTAGTTGTAGATGAAGACTTCTTTGAGTACCTAGAAGAAGAGAACTATAACGCCCAAGATGGGTTAGATATAGTGGACTTTGCTTTAGCATATGAAGAGTGGGAGAAAGAGAGCATTAAATGAAACACGTTAACTTGCTGTTAAGATTGATTGAAGGGAAACACGACTACGAATACGCTTTACGAAAAGCCCTTCGTGCGGTAGTAGAATTACATAAGCCAGATGAAAAGGGTGAATACTGCATTTATGATAGTTCTGAATGGGAACCAGTTGAATACCCTTGCCATACCATCAAAGCCATTGAGAAGGAATTAACCCCACAATCAGCTCTACGTCATGCTTACCTTATGGATACAGGTGGAAAATGAACTCAATCATAACCGCGCTATTAGGCGCCTACGCAGCTAAATTGTTCTATACCCATGAAATGACCTTTAATAGAGAGCGCAACCTCAGAGCTCTAAGAGATAACACTAGGTGTGCACACTGCTCGCGGAAGATAGAACTTCCTGAGAGCGAATTAAGAGTTATGAACTACTGCATGGACTGCAGATAGTTATTTGAGTATCTCCACACTACTGTGGTCTATATGAGTGCTGGCCAGGTGTACTAACCCTTTCTTTTCGGCGTACTGAATATCCGCGGTCGAATCGCTGACATACTTATCGCACTCTTCGCAATAAGCTTGCCAAACGGTAGGATCGACATCTACTGCCACAATATCTACGGCCATCTTTAACCTTTTTCTCTCGACCTTTTACGAGAGAATACTAGCATGTTATATGGCGACTTAAGTGACCACGAGCGCTCTAAACGCGAAGTCCGTACCCTTGCTGAGCAACCTCAGGCTGCGCAAGATTTTATTAATAGCACAAGGGATTTTGGGGGCGCCTCCATCAACCTTAACTCAATGAAGCTAGCCCAACCAGGCGAGAAGATGCACATTGTTGGTAAAGAGAAGTCCCAAAGAACTGGTATGCCTGTTAACACTGAGTATGCCCCAGGACAGACTACGCTTACGCCTCGTCAATTCTCTATGCACTTTAATCGCCTTAAGCATGAGACTAAAGATAAAAAAGCCATGATGGGCTCTTGGGTTGATAGCAGCAGTAAGAAGAGCAAAGCTAAGGGCGTACAAATTGATCTATCTACAGGTTACGCTCAGAAAAAACGCGCAGAAGATAAGATGATTGAGCGCGGAGAAGACGCAATCTGGAATATGAAGAGTATGAGAAATGTGCGCAATGAAGCAGTAAGAAAGCGTCGCGGACTTCCACCGCGTTAATATGCACTTCTCAACTTGGTTATGGGAACAGATGGACGTTCCTAGTAACATATCTGAAATTGCCAAACTTTGCTGGGCAGATGTCAACAATGGATGTGCAAGCGTGCGATTCTCAGGCCAGGACTGGGTGCGCCACTTTGATGAAAAGCACAAAGAGAAGAAAGATCGCTTAATAAATATGCTTATGCTAGCTTATTTAGAGTACTTAGAGGAGATGGGTAAATGAACCGCTCTGAAGGTCAGTGGGAGCAGCTTCCTATGTTTATGAGGGCTGGTGAGATTAAGTCTAAAGTAAATACCTCTGCAGACCCAGGCGGTGGTGACATGGAGAATTTGTGGAATTACAAATTACGAGAAGCAAAGACAGGCGCAATTCGTAACGCACGCTACCAACCTACACGCGTACGTAAGGGAGCTTCTTTATATGATTCTATTAAACGAGAAGGTGTTAAAAAACCAGTAGAACTTATTCGTAACTTTGATTCTAGCGTATTTCACCCAAAGGGGTATCAGCTGAATGAAGGGCACCATCGTGTTGCAGCCGCTGCTGATATTGACCCTAACATTCTTGTTCCTGTAGAACACGATGAATGGAGAAAGCGCGCATGAAAGACCCAGCACTAGGTCGTACACGCGCTCAAAGAGCTCTAGGTGAATTTGGACCTAAGAAAGAGGGCGATAAGAAGAATAAAGAGATGAAACAAAAGCGCTCTCGTCTAAATGAGTTTCGCGTAGTACATGTCGGTCAATATGACGGCCCACGCGCCTCATATGGACGCTATAACGTATCAGAGCAATCTGCAGACATTCTTAATCGATCAAAACGTACAATGAACAAGGAGTACTAATGGCTAAAGATAGAGCCCACGATAAGCGCCGTGTTGCAAAAGTAGTTGCAGGCGGAACAATGCACACTGTATATGAAAAGGGTGGAGACGTTATTGTTGACCACGCTGGTAAGAATGACCCTAAGTGGGACAAAATTGACCTTACTAAGAAGGCTGGCGTTCACTCTGTAGAAGAGGGTGAGCAGGCAGTTAAAGACTGGCACCGTAAAGCATCACATAAACATGGAGATAAGTAAATGGCTAAATCACCTGCTTGGACTCGTAAAGAAGGACAAAACCCAAAAGGCGGACTAAACGCTAAAGGTAGAGCTTCTGCTGCCCGTGAGGGACATCATTTAAAGCCCCCTGTATCGGCTAAGGAGGCACGAAAGTCTCCAAAGGCTGCTTCACGCCGTAAATCATTTTGCGCCCGTATGGGAGGCATGCCAGGCCCTATGATTGGGGACAACGGCAAGCCAACTCGTAAAGCGCTTGCATTAAGAAAGTGGGATTGCTAATGGCTAAAGAAGTATGGGACACCCCAGATCCAAAGAAGAAGTCTAAGGCTTTAACGCCAAAGAAGAAGGCTGCAGCAAAGGCACGCGCTAAAGCTGCTGGTCGTCCTTATCCAAACCTGATTGACAACATGGCTATGGCTAAGAAGAAAAAGAAAAATGGCTGAGACAAAGAAGTTTGGGCCTTATAAAGGCTCTGCCGCTAATGGCGGACGCCCTATTTACGTCTACAAGAAAAAAGTAGGCGATAAGTGGGTTACTACTTCTAAAAATAAAGCTCGCGCTGACTATGAGGGAAAGAACGGTAAGCTACCTCGCAATGTAGACGTTGATCATAAAGACAACAATCACAGCAATGACAGCAAAGGTAACTTAAGAGCCCTAAAGCACGGCAAGAATACTGCTAAAGAAAATAAACGTCGTGCAGGTAAGAAAGAGAATGAGAAGTGATTAACCGCCAACAAGATGCTCAATCTAAGCGCCAAGAAGAGTTTGACTGGCAAGTGCAGACTGCTAAGCAATCTCCAGAAGCGTTAAAGACTGCAGCGCCTGATATTGTAGAAGCGGTTAAGAACCAAGCAGCTTTTTCTGAACGACGTAAAAAATACCTAGGAGGTATGTAGTGAATACTGATGAGACACAATTTCCTAAAGCTATTCCTAGCCTTGTGGACATTCTAAATGCAGATAAGAAGCCTAAAGAAACAAGAACAGGCGTACCGAATTTAAAAGAGATTTTAGACGAGAATAAGTAATGAAATACTCTAAGCGCACTCGTTACCATGAACAATACCCTGCAAGAGGTTTTTGGGATCCAAGCACATCTACTATTAATCCTTCTTATTTAACTATTGGTGGAAGCGGTATTGTTGGTAATTTTGGCGCTGAATCACCTATGTCAGAAAAAGGTGAATCTCCAATGTCAGAAGTTGGAGAGACTGCTGCACAAGAAAGCGCCGAAGGTGCTAGTATGAATTCAGGAAGCGGTGCTGCTGCAGGTGCAGCTCCAACAGCAGGCGGAAGCGGTGTAGCATGAAACGCGATAGTGACCAAGGTTTTCCAGACCCATTCACAACAATGACAAATGAAGACTGGGTTGAGTTTGATAAGCATGCAGAGGAAGAGCATAAAAAATTAACCGCTTCAGGTAATGAGAAAAAACCTTTCATTCCTACTGACGGTAAAGCCCCTTTCTAAGGAGTAATAGTGCCAACTACAGTTGCTCGTAGAGAACTTACGCTTCAAGACCGCTGCGATTCTTGCGGAGCTGCCGCCAGAGTTATTGCTACATTTATTAACGGTGAACTTCTATTCTGTGGACACCATGCCCGTAAAGCGGGATCTGACTTAGTTAAAAAAGCCGTAGAGGTTTATGACCCTGAAGGCGAGTTCAACCTACTGCACTAAGGAGATAGTGTGGGTAAACCCCTAGACACTAACTATCGGTGCACTATATGTGGCAAAAAATGGGTGGTTCCGTCTTTAGCACGCTCGTGCGAAGAAAAACACCTAGAATCAGAACATGATAAATAAACGCTCTATTGACCTTGAAGCGGCATCCGCTATTGGAAATATTGTTAAAGGTTCTCTAAAGCGCGGTAAAGCCCCTGCTAAAAACAAGGGACGTCAGTTTGGCGCACCTACTAAAACAACTAAGCCTAAGGCTTCAGTAAATAAGACAGAGACTTCAAAGCCTGTTACAGAATCTGCTCCTAAGCCAGGAGTTATTTCTGAAAGAAAGCCTCGCTATACTCAGCCATCTCTTCCAGGAATGTCAATTGGAAAGATTAAAAAGTTAGATGAAAAATAACAAGTCTGTCATTAAGTCTGAGATAAAATCAGAGACAACCTCTCCTATTAAAGCTGCTATTAAAGTAGGGGCTTCACGTCAATTTAGAGAAGGTATCACTCGAGTAGGGGTAGTTAACCCAGTTATTAAAGGAAAAGACACACAGGCTAAACAGCAAAATCGCTGGACACCATGAACAGAAAAAAAGAATTTAAACAACCAAAAGCTCAACTAGCTACTATTCGTGATTCTCGTTTTGGACTACGACGCACATATCTAAACCCACAAGAACGCCCAAGTATTGCAACCTATTCCACTCCTGGAAAAGGACCTAACGGAGAGCACCAAAACTAATCAAACAGGAAGTATCATAGTTATACTTCCAATGAAAGGCTTGACATGGCAGCTACATATCCAAGTTCAGTAAAGACTTTTACTACCCACGTAAACGTAACCGAAATCATAGATGCAGGGCATCCAAATGCCATTCAAGATGAAGTAGTTGCTATTGAAAACACTTTAGGAGTTAGTCCCTCTCTTGCTACAGCGGCTTCTGCTTCTGGTTGGGCAAACACAGCAACTGACTACCTAACAGTAACTTCTCGCCTTGCTAATATTGAAAAAGGCGTTGTTGCAGATTCTCATACTCAATACCTTCGTAAAACTGGGGATAGCGCAAACGTAATTACGCCATCTTCTGCTTCTGTAAAAGGTCTTGTTATTCAAGCAACAAGCGGACAGACAGCAAACCTTCAAGAGTGGAAAAACTCAGCAGGAACTACAGTTAGTTATGTTGATAACAACGGTAACTTCAACGGCTCTAACGTGTCTTCTACTTCAGCTGGTCTTCAAGACATTTTTCTTTTTATGGGCGCCTAAAGACCAAATCCTCTCTGATTAAAGCCCGACATGTTTGGGTTTGATAGATAGACTTATAAGGTCCCAGGCGCATGGGACGTTAAACCCATCTATAGATAGGAAATCAAATGGCAGTCATTCGTGACTCGGGCTATAAGCAAGCCCCTTCAGGTAACGTAGCTGTTGACTTTGTTTGGGGCAATATGCCTATTCAAACAAACGACGACCGTTCTGGTACATCACCAGTTACCTACAATGCAACAGGCGGAACTACAGGTTCTGCGGGATCTGACATCGATACTGCTGTAGTAACAGCAGCTTCTGGTGACGGAACAACTATTACCTACACATCAGCTAATAACTTTCTTGCTGGTGAGCTAGTAACAGTTACTGGTCTATCAAGCACAGTAACTATCACAGGTATCACAGCAAACGCTGGCGTAGTAACTTATGCAACAGCTTCAACAACAGGCCTTTCAGCTGGCCAAACAATCGTTATCAGTGGCGCATCTGCTGCTGGATTTAACGGAAGCAAGACAATCTTGGCAGTTACAACTAACACCAACTTCACAGTAACTTCAGCAGCTACAGGTTCAACCTCAACTGCTACAGGTACTTACACATCTGCATACAACAAGAGCTCTGTTGCAATTGCATCTGCAACTTCTTCAAACTTCACAGTTACAAGCTCTACCCAAGATCGTGCTGTATCAAGCGCTACAGGTAAGGCATCTGTTAACCTAGAAGTTATTCCAGGAATTGGTGCGGACTACGCATGGGGAACAACTACAGACTACTCTAGCTATACAATCGCTACTGCGGATATCACACAAGCAGTTGGCCAAGTAAGCCTAACAGTTCCTTCTGATAACCACGTTCGTGCTATCAATGGCTGGGACGCTTTCCCACAAAACACAGCTAACGGTGGATTCAACCCAGCAACAAAGCTATATGCAACAGTAACTGCTGTTTCATCTGACGGCACAACTGTTACATACACAGCTAACAACGCATTTACATCAGGACAGACTGTGACAATCACAGGTCTTTACAACTATGTATCAGCTGGTTCATCTCAACCAATTGGTACTCAGTACTACGCAAAGACCTACACAACTGCTTCAGCATTTAACTTGTCTGCTGTAACAATTGCTTCTGCAACTGCTACTCAGTTCACAGTTACAAATGCTGCTACAGACTCAGCACTTACAGGTGTTGCAGGAAACGCAGTAGTGACAATTGCAGCATCCGCTTCAACAGCAACAGTTCCAACAGTCACTGGAAAGACTTACCGTGAGGCCGATCGCCTACTTGGAAATGCTGATTTTGACACAGGAACAACCACATACCGCACAACAGGAGCTACTGTAGACAATGCAGGAACAGTTTACAGCCAGAGCTTAACTGGAACTCAAACAGTAGGTTCCTCAGTTAACTTGGTTCTATACAAGCTTCCAACTGGTGAAAACCCAGGAACTCAAGACGGAACATTCACATACGTATACTAATTACCAAATAAAGAAGCCCCCGATCACTCGGGGGCTTTTTTATTACTCTTTAATACCAGCCGTGAGCCATATGAAAGGCCTGTGCTTGGCAAGCAGTTCCGTATCTAACTTTAATATAACGCAACCCATACTTAATCTGTAGTAGGGCGTTAGGTGTTTTTGTGACCTTATAGTTATCCCACGTAGAAGGCAAGAATTGGGCTATTCCAAAGGCCTTGGAGCTCATATTAAGGGCTTTAGGGTTAAAGTGGGACTCACTCTGCCATAGAGCTCTTAAACACTTCCATTCGGCCATTGGAACCCCTTTAGCGTACAACGTGAGGAACGCTAAGGATTCTGGGTCAAAGTATTTTGCGTACTTGCTATTTAAAGCCTCCTTGGCTTCAGTTTTAGTAGTAATCACGGTCAAGTACGTAAGCGCAACTTTTACTACCTTTTCTTTTGCTGCAGGTAGCGCTTGAGCTGGGGTGAACAATTGTCCAAAAACGATGAACCAGCTTGTCACTACTACTGCGACTTTCTTCAAATCAATTGCCATATTGATTCTGATATTAAGCATTGCTGCTCCTCTCAGTAAACAAAAAAGAACCATTACTGGTTCTCTCATACTCTATAAAACACCAGAGATACAGGCCATGTCAAGTTAAGAGGGTGTGTTTGAGGCAGAAATTTATGTATTTATATGTAAAACTATACAAATCGTTCATTTTTGTGCAAATTCTCTGGACAACATTCGTGCATCTAGTCTAATCTACTATAAAGAACTGGATTCCTAATGGATTTAGCCACAATCACTGCAACGATATCTTCCTCCCTTTTTATAGCAGGTGCCCTAACAGGTATCGCTAGATGGTATGTAAAGCAGCATTCAACAGAAGCTCTTAAAGAATACCTGGATGAGATTCGCCCAAGCTTAGAAGAGCTTCGCCCTAATCACGGCAGTTCAATTAACGACGCTATTAAACTGCAGATTCTTCCTATTGTCAAAGAGTTAAAAGAGGACGTCAGCGAAGTCAAGACAGATGTAAAGGAGTTACGCGTCAATCAAATTGAGATTGTTAAAGACCTTTCTAGATTAGAGGGAAGAGTTCAATCTCATATTGAAGAGCGCCAATAAGAGTATGTATAAGCCTAGACCAGGAGATTATGGGGTAGTTAAGACCAATGGCTTCTTTGGCTTTCTAATACGCTTAGGCACCTTCTCTCGTTGGAATCACTGCTTTATTTATATAGATAAAGACTTTATTATTGGTGCCGATCCTACTGGAGTAAAACCAAGCCCAACAGCTAACTATAAAGATATTGCTTGGAACAAGCATGAGCGGCTAACTGAAAAACAAAGAGAAACTATTGTTAATTCTGCTGTAGACGCTATTGGTGAGCACTACGGGTTTTTTACTATAGCCCTTCTAACCTTTCGTATACTTGGGCTAAAGATACTGGCTAACCTGCCACTGCTAAAGAGGATTGCAGCTAAAGATGGATTTATATGCTCTGAACTAGTTCAAGCCTGTTACCTTAAAGCAGGAGTGACTTTGGTAGATAAACCCGACTACCTAGTAGTTCCAGGAGATTTAGCTGAGAGGCTTATTTACCAGTGACAGCAGGATTAGATATTGTAAACATTGCCCAAAAGCAAGTAGGTTTTGTTGAAGGCCCTAACAACGACAACATATACGGGGCTTGGTACGGGGTAAACAACCAGCCTTACTGCGCCATGTTCGTTTCCTGGTGTTTTGCCCAAGCTAACGCTGCCCACCTTGTTGCAGCTCAAACACAAAAAGGTTTTTCTTACTGCCCAGATGGTCTAGCTTGGTTTCAAAAAAATAAACAAGTGGTAGGTAAATATGACGGTCTACCAGGAGATATAGTCTTTTACAGTTTTGCTGGCCATGGTCAACCTGACCATGTTGAGATTATTGTTGGTGCCTCTAAAGACGGCATAACAACTATTGGCGGTAATACTAGCCCTGACCATGCTCTAACTGCCTCTCAAGCAAACGGTAACGGTGTTTACCTAAGGCACAGACCATATCTATACGTAATGGCTATATGCCGTCCTAATTACTCTGGCAGTTCTACTCCTGCTAAATCCGTAGGAACAAATAAAACACTTGCAACAGGTGTTGCGGGTGCTACAGCCCTTACAGGTGGCGGAGCCGCTGTTCTCCACAATAACTCAGGCCCAACACAAACAAAGCCACCTACAGTAATTGTTGCTCCACCTTTTCCTGGAACATCTGCATTTAAAGCTGGCTATAAGAATCAAGCAGCCATGATTGTAGAAAGGGCTCTAGAAAAAGCTGGACTTCTACCAAGCCAACTAGTTACGGGCACATTAACCGCTGAAGACTTGGCGCTAGTTCCTGTTTACCAAAATAAGTTTAAGATTAAGGGAGCAAAAGGTTTAGATGCTGCAACCTACTCTTCTATGATTAAAGAGGCTGGTAAGTGAAGTACTTTCAAAAGATGTCTGACTGGGCATCTACTGCTTTTGGCTCCCCTTGGTTCTTAATCATACATATTATTTTCTGGTCTCTTTGGATGGCTTTTGCTATCTTTGACCCATACCCATTTAATCTTCTAACCCTTACTGTTTCACTAGAGTCCATCTTGCTTTCTGGTCTACTTTTAAACGCAACTAACCGTTCAGGCAATGAGGACAGGCGTATTATTACTAAAGACCTTAAATTGGACCAAGAGACCCATAACCACATTGAAGAGGTTAGGCGCCATATAAAAGAGATTTTGGAGCATATACGTGGGAATAAAGCTTAACGTCACCAATCCAGTACACGTAGCTATTTCAGGTACAGCCGCTATGGGGACCTGGGCTGCTACGGGTTACTCTACTGATCCTAAGCATCTTGCTGCAGTTGCGGCTGCTGCCGTAGCGGGTGTAGCATCTCACAGTGAGGATTCATCTAAACCAAACGTTCAGGCAGATTCTCATATCGTAACCCCATATGTTAACAATATAGAGGAGTAATAAATGAATGCAAAGACAAAGTCTCTTGTCGAGCACTATGTGTACGCAACTGCTGCTGCAGGCGTAGCAATCTGGCAAACAGGAAACCACGACCTTAAGAAGGTTGCATGGGCTGCTCTTGTTGGTGTCCTTGGTCCAGTCCTTAAGGGCGCTATTGACCACGCTTCAAAGCCAGCTAAGTAAGTATTAAAACACTAAGGGCGCTCTATTGGGCGCCCTTTTTGCTATACTAGGGCATTATCTAGGAGGACTTATGAAGTGCGATAATTGTTCTAACGAAGCGTCTTACACACATGCTGACCCAGGAGTTAACCCTGCTAACTATTGCACAAAGTGCCTCCCTCATTGGTTACATGACAGAGCTAACGCTGGTCACTTCCCTCTAATGGCACCTATTGCTAAAGAGACAGAGGCTACTGTTGAAGCGGTTAAAGAAGAAGTAAACAAACTTGCAAAGAAGAAAACTTCTGTGAAGTCGACTGCTGTACCTACAACAGAGACGACTAAGAGTGAAGATAGTAAATAAAAGAGCTATTCAAGCTCATCCAGTTCCTGATCACGAAGTTATGACCTTGGGGCCTTTCCCACCAGAGGTTCTTCAAGACCCTGAAATTATCTATGACTACACTCCTGCTTTATCAGAGGATGGCGCAGACTTCTTGCCAGGCGCTACTGCTCAGAATAATTTTAGACCGCCTAAGTATTTAAGATGCAAAGTCTGTTTGGCAAGAGTATTAGAGACAGAGACTGAGCTTCACGTTTGTGAGGAATAATGGCTGGCAGACAAAGAGGGTTTCACTACTACCAACAGCGCCAAAAGCAAGTAGAGCGCGAAGGTGATATAAAAACTAACCTTGTATTTGGCATGGCTGACAAGACTAATTCAACCTATTTAGAGGATAAATATAAGAGCGTTGAAGATAAATATGGAATTGAGTTTGCCCAACCTGTTGAGCGTAGAGCCGCACCTACCACTAACGCAGCAAGGCCTAGGGCTTTAAATCTGGCTTACATGAAGGATACTGAGACTCTTCTAGTCCAGTTTAGAGATAAGACCATTTGCGAATACTCTAATATCCCTATTGAAATCTGGCAGGACTTAAAGGTTACCGACTCTACTGGTAAGTATATGAAGGACTCTGGGCTAGACTCTGCTGGGTACAGGAAAGTAGGCAAGAATCAGTTCCCTCAGGAAATTAGTGTACTATTTGACTGATGAAATCATACGGACCACTATACGGCGGAAAACTACAGTATTGGCATAGAGACCTATTGCCTATTGTAGAGATCGGCACTACCCAAGAGACAGAGTCTCCTTACAGATTAGGTAAGTGCCTAGTACTCCGCATTCCCTTTACCCACCCAGGCTTTTACTTTGGTTTATGGTTTAAAAAGCCTAATATAGATTTAGATGATGAAGACTCAATAGATGCACTTCTATACCGAGCAATGAAAGGCAGAGACGCCTGGAGACCACAAGATGGATTATTTGATGAAGCTTTTTTCCAAGAATAAAAAGCCGTGGGACAAACCTTTCTCTGAAAAGGTGGCTAAACGAGTATCTAGACTGCAAACAGCTGAGATTGAAAGCTGGGTAGATCAATCACTTTATGAAATTGGTAGATGTTTATCTATGTACCAAAGGACTAGAGACGACATGTATTTAGATGAAGCTTTACTGGGCTCAGAGGCCGCCCATGCAATGCTCGACTCTCTTAGAAACAGAACTCCAAGACGTTCTTAGGATTTGTCGATAAATAGACATTTCTGCTAGAATTGTCTACGCCTCTCTTCCTCTCCCCGTAGATGGCATAAGAGCCTAGGTTTAACTACTTAGGCTCTTTTTTTTAAAATAGACTAGGCGTATATGGAACAATTAATCGACGAAGAAGACGAGTTCTATCCAGATGAACTTGAGGACGAAGAGCCTGAAATTGAAGAAGGCGAAGACGACGACGGGCTGGATGAACTCTCCAAGGAGTTTGTCAAAAATCTAGTAGACCGTTGCGTAGAATTTCAAACCGCTCTTGTAGGTCACGAACTTCACCCATATCAAATGCCTTTGGCTAGACGCATTATTGAGTCTATAATTATTAACGATAGTGAAGAGATAACAGCTCTGGCAGCCCGTCAGTCGGGTAAGTCAGAGACTATTGCTAATACCATTGCAACTTTGATGGTTCTACTACCACGTTTAGCAAAGATGTACCCAGACCTTCTCGGTAAATTTAAAGATGGCATTATGATCGGTATGTTTGCTCCAGTTGAAGGTCAGGTAGAAACCCTATTTGGTCGTACAGTAAACCGCCTTACTAGCGAGCGAGCACTTGAAATCCTTGGTGACCCTGAGATTGATGACAGCGTAGGCAGAGTTGCGGGAGTAACCCGTCAAATTAAATTAAAGAATTCTGGCTCATCTCTAATGATGATGACAGCTAACCCTAGAGCTAAAATTGAATCTAAGTCCTTCCATCTTATTGTTATTGATGAGTGCCAAGAGGCAGATGACTTTGTAGTATCTAAATCTATTGCTCCTATGTTGGCTTACTACGCTGGAACTATGGTTAAAACAGGGACTCCAACAACACACAAAAATAACTTTTACAACAGCATTCAACTAAATAAACGACGTCAGACTAGTAAGAGCAGGCGACAAAATCACTTTGAGTGGACTTGGCGTGACGTTATTAAAGTTAACGCTAACTATGAGAAGCATATCAAGCGTGAAAAGCTACGCATTGGAGAAGACTCAGACGAGTTCCAAATGTCGTATAACTGCAAATGGTTGCTAGAAAGAGGAATGTTTGTAACCTCTACTGCAATGGATAAGCTGGGCGATACCTCTATGGAAATTGTTCGTGCTTGGCATAGAACCCCTGTAGTTGTAGGGATTGACCCAGCACGTAAGATTGACTCAACTGTAGTAACTGTGGTGTGGGTAGACTGGGACCGTCCAGATGAGTTTGGTTACTACGACCACAGAGTTCTTAATTGGTTGGAGCTTCAAGGAGATGACTGGGAAGACCAGTACTTCCAAATCACTAAGTTCCTTGAAAACTATAACGTTATGTATGTTGGGGTAGACGCTAATGGTGTGGGTGACGCAGTTGCCCAGCGCTTAAAGCTTCTTATCCCTAGAGCAGAAGTTATTGCTGTAGGAAGCAGTCAGCCTGAACAATCTAAACGTTGGAAGCACTTAAAGGCTCTTATTGACAGAGAGTTAATTAGCTGGCCTGCCCACGCTAAAACTAGAAAGCTTCGTAGTTATCGTCGTTTTAGGCAACAGTTAGAAGATTTGGAAACCAAGTTTACTGGGCCAAACTTTTTAGCCAAAGCCCCTGATGAGGCTCATGCCCACGATGACTATGCAGACTCTCTAGCCATAGCATGCTCTCTAACGCTAGAACTAACCATGCCTCAGATAGAAGTGTCGTCCTCTCCATTTTTCCGTTAAGACTTTAGGCTGACTGTAACGCCTTTCTGTAGCACACTTTTACTGAGGTCCTCAACCTAATATAGGAGTAAAACAATGGCAATTGCACCAGACCCAAAGTTCCCAGAAAAATCAGGAACTGTTTATGATCGTAAGGTATCTCCAGCAACTCCTGGCCAACGTGGCCCACTTCGTTTTGAAGAAGGTATTGCTACAGATACAGACGTCCCACAAGAGTTCACAAAGGGCGCTATGCAAGGTTACACACCTGCAGCAGGTCGTCCAAACCGTAACGTGAACGTATTTGAAAAGCTTCCAGAAGAGACAATGCGTGAACGCGCACACGTTGGTTCTGCAGCTTGGGTAGAAGCACCAGATCACCTAAAGGAATTCTCTGCAGGTGGTTTTGCTGATCATGGAGATAACCGTATCGAAGAAGTTACACGTAACGGTGCTCCACAAAAAGCCGCTAACCCTTCAGTAGTCCACGACTAATTAAATAGGTTAATTCGTCCCTGCTATCCACGTGCTAGCAGGGGCGCTTTCCTATAGGAAATTACAATGGCGCTAATCACAGGCAAAGAAGTAAAAAAGGGTCCTAAGCAAATCCCTGCTAATCAAAAGCTTTGGAACATGCTTACAACTCAAGCACGTTCAAAATTTCGCACATATCCTTCCCCTGCTGCTGCCCACTGGGTCCACTCTAGATACGTTCAATTGGGTGGAAAGTTCGTAACTTCTGAAAAAGAAGTAGACCCACGTTTCCGTGATTATGCCGCTGAAGCTCAAAAGAAAAAAGAAGAAGCTCAAAAGAAAAAAGTTACCAAGTCAGTAGGCCCTAACCTCATCCGAGGTGAACGTTTCCGCTAATTGTCGATTTATACCTTTATTGACATTTATGCTAAGATTGTCCAGATTTGAAAGAGGTGATTTGTGAGCGGTATGGATTTCTCCCCACCGAGTTATCGTGCAGCCTCATCTGACCTAACCATCTCCATTTCCCCACTGGGACTTGTTGAGCTAGCTGATGAAGAATTCGAAGTACACGGTCCAAGACTAAACCGTTACTCACTTAACTGGGCAATGTATCTAGGCCATCACTGGTCTTATCGCCGTCAAACAGGCGAAACCCAAATGGTACTTAACTATTACCGTGCTTTCTCAGATTTTATTATTAACTTTACATTTGGTAAAGGCGTTAACTTTCGTAGCCCTAAAGAGACTGAGGCTATTGTCCCAGACCTCTTAGAGCGAGTGTGGGAAGTAGATAACAACAAAGCAACTGTACTTTGGGAAATAGGTCAACAAGGAACTGTATCTGGTGACTGCTTTATCAAAGTTGCTTACGAAGAGGCCTATACAGATCCAGCAGGCCGTTTACATCCAGGACGCGTTCGTATACTTCCTCTCAATTCTTCTTTTGCTTTTCCTGAGTTCCATCCACATGACCGCGAACGTCTTATCCGTTTCAAGCTTAAGTATCGTTTCTGGGGCACATCACTAGAAGGTACTCGTCAGGTATTTACTTATACAGAAATCCTTACCGACGACATTATTGAGGAGTACATCAATGACGAACTCATTGACTCGCGCCCAAACCCGCTTGGCACTATTCCTGTGGTACACATACCAAACGTTCGTATTAGTGGTAGCCCTTGGGGTCTTTCTGATTGCAATGACATTATCAATATTAACCGCGCTTACAACGAAACCGCTACGGATATTGCTGACATTGTTAACTATCACGCCGCCCCAGTCACAGTTATCATCGGTGCAAAAGCTTCTCAGCTTGAAAAGGGCGCTAACAAAGTCTGGGGTGGGCTTCCAAAAGACGCACGAGTAGAGAATCTAGAAGGCGGAGCACAAGGTCTTAAAGGAGCTATGGAGTTCCTTGCAATGATGAAGAAGTCAATGCACGAAATGATCGGTGTTCCAGAAACTGCTTTGGGACAAGCACAGCCTATCTCTAACACATCAGGCGTTGCTCTCTCTATTCAATTCCAGCCTTTGATGAACCGTTACCACCAAAAGATTGTTCAGTACGCTTATGGACTACAGCGCGTTAATGAATTAGTTCTTCTTAACCTAGCCCTTAAAGAGCCAGAGACATTTAAGTGGGACCCTAACGCAAGCACAGTTCCGCTAAAGCCAGGACAAGTATCTGAACTAGACCTTAATGACCCATTGACTTTCCGTTCATATATCCACTTCCCAATGCCACTTCCTCTTGACAAGCTAATTGCCATCAACGAAGTTCAATCCATGCTTTCTCTTGGACTTGAGTCCAAAGAAGGAGCTTTGCGTATATTGGGCGAAGAATTCCCACAGGAAAAGCTCACAGAAATCCGTCAAGAACTTCAAGATGAAGCTATGGCAGATGGAGCCCTCAAACTTATTCAAACTCAAATCGAGCAAGACATCATGGCGCTTACAGGAACTACCCCTGTAGAGCAAGGCCCAGGAGGAACTTCAACTCCAGGAAAGCCTATAGATCAGATGGCTCCAGCACCTACAGAACCAGTATTGCTAGATGATGCAACCGTTGCCGCCCAAGTTGGCGATCAAAAGGTCCGTACTCGTCTAGTAACGGAAGCCTACGGAACACAACTGCCTCAACGCAGAGTTCCAGAGGACTACCAAAAATAAAGTGATTTATACAGACAATTGAGCAATCTATTGTCAAAATAAATACTGCAATACAACCGTTAGGTCACATGTGATACGGGCTTCGGCTCATTTGGAAAACGACCCCTAGAATCAAAGGATATAAGCATGTCAGATACTGCAGAACAAATGGCATCTGCTTTTGAAGCAGAAGCTAATACAGCTCCAGTTGTAAATGTGTCGGGCGTTGACGCGCCTACTGTTACTCCTGGTGCGAATGACTCAGCTAAGTCATCTAAGTTTTATACTGAAGATGATCTAGCAAAAGTTCGTTCGCAAGAGAAGGATAAGTTGTATCCAGAAATCGAAAGATTGAAGGAAGAACTATCTGTTATCAAAAAGGAACGAGAAGAAAAAGCAACTCGTGAAGCAGCCGAGGCGGAAGCCAGAGCAGCTGAAGAAAAAGCTAAGCAAGAGGAGAACTTGGACGCCAAGGACTTCGCAAAAGCTACAGCTGAAGAGTTGCGAGAGCAGTTGGCTCGTGAGCGTCAAGAACGCGAAGCGGCCTTCGCTCTTCTGGAGCAAGAAAGAAAGTTTGCAGATTTGCAGGCTTACCGTCAACAAGCTGTTGAACAGAACCGCGAAAATATCATTCCGCAATTAATTGATTATGTTCAGGGAAATACTGCTGAAGAAATCAATGAAAGTGTTGCGAGTTTGGTTGAGCGATCTAACAGTATTTTGTCAGATGCGCAGTCTGCTTTACAGCAACAGCGCAGAGATATGCCAGGCGTTAGGGCAACCTTGCCAGGCGTTGGACCAATGGAGATCAATTCGGAATCACGTCAGTTTACTGCTGCAGATATTGCAGCAATGCCGATGAATGAATACGCAAAAGTCCGCAGTCAAATCTTGAGCGCTAAAGCTCAGGGCAAGACCAGCGGAATTCTGGGATAAAACTTAATAACTAAAAACTACTATCAAGGAGTCAAAGCCAAATGGCATCAGGTATCACAGGTACAGGCAATCTAGCCGCAGCCCCAACAGCGTACTCTGGTACAAACACCCAATTGACTCAAGCGATTCAGACAATCTGGTCCAAGGAAATCTTGTTCCAGGCTATGCCTATCCTTCGCTTTGAGCAATTTGCAGTCAAGAAGACTGAACTAGGTGTTGCACCAGGACTACAAATCAACTTCATGCGTTACAACAACCTCGGATTCGCTTCACCTCTTGTTGAAGGTGTCCGTATGCAAACTAACGCACTTACAGCTCAACAGTTCTCAATCACAGTAACAGAGCATGGTTATGCTCTTGCTGTTTCTGAGCTTCTATTGAACGCTTCATTCGATGACGTAATGGCTTCAGCCTCACGTCTTCTCGGTCGTAACATGGCTATCTACCTAGATCAGCTTTCACGCGACACACTATACGCAGCTTCTTCTACTCTTTATGGTGAAGACCGCTCATCTGTCTCTTCAGCAGTTAACAACTGGTACGGATATGGAACCTTCGCAACATCACGTGCGTCTATGACAGGTTCTTCATACCTAACACCACACGTTATCAAGGACACTGTAGAGACCCTCGCAACCAAGAACATCCCAAGGTTGGGCGAGACCTACGTCTGCTTCGTTCACCCACACCAAAGCCGTACACTACGTGACAACCCAGAATTCATTGAAGTCACAAAGTATGCTGCTCCAGGAAACTTCATGCTCGGTGAAATCGGACGTTTGTACGATGTAGTCTTCATCGAAACCACACAGGTCCTTAAGGTCACTGGTGGTGCTGGTTCAGGTTACACAACCGACACAGCAGTAGCTTCACCAGTTGTAGTACCTGGTGGAGGATACACAACACCAGCTACCTACACAGGTAACGGTGCTTCAGATCGTTATGCAGGTATCATGATCGGTGATAACGCATTCGGTCACGCTATCTCTCTTCCAGTCGAACTCCGCGATGGCGGTATTCTAGACTTCGGTCGTGAGCATGCACTTGCTTGGTACTCAATCTTCGGACTTGGCCTAATCACAGACCAATCTGTTGTTATCCTCGAGACCAACTAATAAAAACTAAATAGCTTAAAGGGCGGGAGTTTCGGCTCCCGCCTTATTCTAACGAGATATTAAATTGGAGAATACTAATGGCAACAAAGTCAAAGCCCACTGATGTAACAGGTCGTGTCCGCGAGCAGCTACAAGAACAAGCTATTGAAGCTCAGCAGGATGCCGCTAATCAAATGTCTATGGCAACAGCTCAAGCAAGAGTTGACCTAGAGACAAATGTAATTGACGCTACTAAGCCTAGTCGTCAGACAGTTATTGTAGATGACCCTGTAACGGTCGGAAGCACTGATGACTCTACTGTAGAGATCCGTGTAGTTCAAGATATTGACAACATGACTCTTGGTAAGGGAAATAACTACAGCTTTAAAGCTGGAGTTAAATACAAAGTTACTAAGCATGTAGCTGAACACCTTAAGGAAAAGGGTTACTTAGCAGGCGTTATCTAAAAGATTACCTGTTAGAAGTGGGCGCCTTTCGGGGCGCCTTCTTCGTTTGTAGAGATTTTTAAGAAGTAATACGCCATCATTAGATTTATCAAGTGTAGGGAGTTTCTGTGGCCGTTCTGTCTGACATACTCTCTAGAGTCCGTCTAGAACTAGGCGATTTACAAAAGAATTTTAGTTTTACTACTGCTGGTGACGGAACTACCACCGTATTTCCCACTGGGATTAAGCCTATCGAGACCGCTAACCTCTATGTAACAATTAACAGCAATCCTATTGGGTACCCTTACGGCTATACAGTTGAAGAAGACACAGGCATTATTACCTTTGCAACCGCCCCTGTTAGCGGCTCTACTATTGCAGTAACAGGTCTTCAAGACCGTTATTTCCTAGACTCTGAACTCTGTAACTTTATTAACGATGCTGTAAACCAGCATACCTATAACCGCGTTGATTCTTACGGGTCTCTAGTTACTATTGCCAGTATCCCTCCTGTAGAAGAGTATCCAGTTGCTATCCTTGCAACCATTGAGGCTCTATGGGCTCTTGCCACAGACTCTGCTTTTGATATCGATATTCAGGCGCCAGATGGAGTAAATATTCCTCGCTCTGAGCGTTACCGCCAGCTCACATCTATTATTCAACAGCGTTGGGAGCAATATAAGACCCTCTGTGCCCAGCTTAACGTTGGTCTATGGAAGATTGAAATGGGTACGCTTATCCGTACTTCACGTACAACTAATAAGTACGTACCTGTCTATGTAACTCAAGAGGTTGACGATGCCCGTAAGCCAGAAAGAGTTTACATAACCAATAACTTGACTGGACGTAGCCCATTGCCTTCAACAGCTCAAAACTACGATTTAGTTATTACCCAAGGAAACAGCTTCTCTGTAGAGTTTGATTTCCCATTTGATGCTTCTTTGTTTACCTGGGCTGCGCAGATTCGTACCTATCCAAATGCACCTTCCGTATACGCTAATTTTACAGTTACCCTCCTATCTACATCTTCAACACTCAGTAAGGTACAGCTATCGCTTAATGTTGATGGCACTCAGTACCTGCCTGTACGTGGATTCTGGGACCTACTAGCAACAGAGATTGCAAACACCGAAGTAGCCGTTACTTACGTTAAGGGTCAAACCTTTGTTACCCAAGCTGTAACTAACTCTTCAGGTGCGCTAAACGGAAGCTGGTAACAATTGAGTTACTGTCACTCTTGTAATAACTGGCCATGCCAATGCGCTATCCAAGTAGTCACTCCTGCCCCAGTAGTTGTTAACGTAATCCCTTCAACACAAACAGGCGGACTTCCTGGATTTAGCACGCAAGGAATACAGGGAGTACAGGGTGTTCAGGGCGGTCAAGGCACCCAAGGTATTCATGGACAATACGCAGGTCAAGGTGTACAAGGTTCTCAAGGTTTACAGGGCGGCGGTTTTAACCAAGCACAAGGTACTCAAGGCTTACAAGGTATCCAAGGTTTTTATGGCCTACAAGGTTCTTCTGGACATAATGGTGTTCAGGGTTATACGGGTGCGCAGGGAAAGACTGGTACACAAGGTACGCAGGGACTTTCAATACAAGGTAACGCTGGTACATCTGTAGTAATCCTTGGTTCATACCCAACGTATGCCGCTTTAGTTGCTGCGCATCCAACAGGTAATAATGGTGATGGTTATATTGTTGACCCATACCTGTATGTATGGGAAGGTGGAGCTTGGGTTAACGTTGGAATTATCCAAGGTCCACAAGGTACGCAAGGCACACAAGGGCTACAAGGTGTGCAAGGAACTCAGGGTTTACAGGGAACTCAGGGCACGCAAGGTTTACAGGGACCACAAGGTACGCAGGGTATACAGGGCGTTCAGGGACCACAGGGAACCCAAGGTACTCAAGGGCTGCAAGGTGTTCAAGGAACACAGGGAACACAAGGTGTGCAAGGCACACAGGGCATTCAAGGCCGTTCATATCTAGGAGTAACTTCACCTACACCTAACGCGGTTACAACTGGCTCTCTAACATTTAACGTAACTAATTCAGGCGCTTTTGGTTTAGGTCAAACAGTACGTGTCTCTAACACCCCAGGGCTTTCAAACTGGGTTGAAGGCATTATCACCGCAATAACATTAGATTCCAGTATTACTGTTAACTCTATTCTTACTGGTGGTTCTGGTACTTACTCACAATGGACATTCTCAACTGCTGGTGTTCAAGGCTTACAAGGTCCACAGGGAACTCAAGGAATTCAAGGACCGCAAGGAACTCAAGGTATTCAAGGCATTCAAGGACTTCAAGGAGTGCAAGGTACACAAGGTATTCAAGGGCCTCAAGGCACTACAGGTATACAAGGTATCCAAGGACCACAAGGTACGCAGGGTATTCAAGGAGTTCAAGGAACTCAGGGTATCCAAGGCCGTTCATTTATTGGAGTAACTTCTGCTACATCATTTTTAATTGGTACTGGCTCTAAAGCATTTACTGTTACAAATTCTGGCGCTTATACAGTTGGTCAATATGTTGTTGTTACTAACACAGGCACGCCAACTAACTTTATGTTTGGTCAGATTACCGCCTTAACAACTGATTCAAGCATTACTGTAAACGTAACTGGAACTGGTGGTTCTGGAACATTTGCTGCTTGGACATTTAACGTAAGTGGTTTGCAAGGTACGCAAGGAGTTCAAGGACCTCAGGGAACTCAGGGCATTCAAGGTCCACAAGGTACCCAGGGTATTCAAGGTCTGCAGGGAGTACAAGGAGTTCAGGGTCCTCAAGGAACAACTGGTATACAGGGCGCGCAGGGTACTCAAGGATTCTTAGGTTTACAAGGAAGCACTGGTACACAAGGCACTACAGGTATGCAGGGTGCGACTGGTACGCAAGGTCTTGTTGGATTACAGGGGACGCAAGGTATCCAAGGTACTCAAGGAGTTCAAGGTAACCAAGGGATTCAAGGTAATCAAGGAACAACAGGTTTACAAGGGATTCAAGGTAATCAAGGAACAACAGGTTTACAAGGATTAATAGGTCTACAAGGTCTGCAGGGAAATCAGGGAACGCAAGGCGTCCAAGGTACCCAAGGAACTACTGGTATTCAAGGAATTACTGGTACAGGCACTCAGGGTATTCAAGGAAATACAGGAATACAAGGCTCTTTTGGCGTTCAAGGTACACAAGGCGTTCAGGGATTAGTCGGCCCATTAGCTTCTAACAACGCACACGCTTCTGCTCGTATGGCTACAACTGCCAATCTTGCTGCTACTTACACCGCAGGTACTTTAGGTGCTGATGGTGGTTATGGCGTAGGCGCAACTCTTACTGCTACTAGCAATGGTCGTGGTTCAGTTGATGGTGTTTCATTTACTACTAATGACCGCGTACTTGTTAAGAATCAAACTACTACAACACAAAATGGTATTTATGTAATTACTCAACAAGGTTCAGGTCCAACTCCCTATATCCTCACTCGCGCATCAGATTACAACAACTCTGTTAATGGCGAAGTCGAGTACGGCGATTTTCTTTATGTAGTTGCTGGTACAACGCAATCAAGTACTAACTGGATTGAAAACTCAGTAGGTAGCCAATCTAACGGCTGGATTATCATTGGTACAGATGCTATTACCTTTGCTCAAACTGGTGGTATCGGTCCACAAGGAACACAAGGCTCAACAGGAGCTACGGGCGCACAAGGAATCCAAGGCACTACAGGAATTCAAGGTGCAGTTGGAACTCAGGGCGCAATTGGAACAACAGGTTCTACAGGAGCGCAGGGAACGACAGGCGCGCAAGGAATTACAGGTTCTACAGGTATTCAAGGAACTCAAGGAACAAATGGTTTACAGGGCCTTACTGGTTTACAAGGTCTTCAAGGCAACCAAGGAACAACTGGACTACAAGGTTTTACAGGTACACAGGGAACTGCAGGTACTAATGGAGCTAATGGTGCTCAAGGTACAACTGGTTCTCAAGGACTTACAGGAATTCAAGGCGCTACTGGTACCCAAGGTTTTGTAGGTCTACAGGGACTTATTGGTTTACAAGGATTTACAGGTTCACAAGGAACTACTGGTACTCAAGGTACTCAGGGATTACAAGGTTTACAAGGAACGCAAGGCGTTCAAGGTACGCAAGGAATACAAGTACAAGGTACTCAAGGTACGCAGGGTATTCAAGGGCCGCAAGGTACACAAGGTATTCAAGGTACTCAAGGAAACCAAGGTACACAAGGTCTTCAGGGGCTTCAAGGCACACAGGGAATACAAGGTAACCAAGGCACAATTGGTACGACTGGTATAGCAACAGCAACAGCCCCAATTACATACGATGGTGTGTCAACAATTGCACTCAATGTTGGCACAGGGCTTACTACTTCAGCAAGTAACCTGATTGTAGATACAACCGTTGTGCCTGAATTGGCTACAACGAATACCTTTACAGCAGGTAACACAATAGCCCCTACCGCTACTGGAGTAGTGCCATTAACTGCAACTATACCAAATGGCTCTAATGCAAATATGGCTTCCTTTACGCAAGCAGGAACTTCTTACGCATTAACTGTTGACCAGTTTGGTATCTTAAAAACTCTTTATGGAATTTACGGCGGAACTACTGCGCCTTATGGTGCAAGAAATAATTTTGGTCCAAACGGTTCAACAAGTATAATTATGGCGCTTAGGTCAAGTTCTGCCCAAAGCGGAGATATGCTTCAAAACCAAAACGGTTCTGGTACAGTCATTTCAGGATTTAACGCAGCGGGTCAATTATTTGCTGGTAACACAACAGCAGTAGTTGGTTCTATTACAACTGCTATTTCATCCGCTGCTTATACCTCTGCCACAGTTGCCGTCTTTACCTATGGCGGAACATCGTTAATTCAAGTCGGGCAAAAAGTAACTATCGCTGGTGTTACTGGCGGTACTTACAATGGTACTTGGATAGTGACTGCCGCAACATCTACCACCTTTACCGTAGTAGGTTCAGGATTTACCAACGTTGCTGGTACTGGCGGAACCGCTCAAATATCAGCAGTTGTTTCTGTCGTTGCCCCAACTGCCGCTATTACCCCAATAGTGGTTCAAGCAAATGCTTCCCAAACTGCCAACCTTACTGAATGGCAAAACTCAAGCGGTACGCCATTAGCAAAAATTGACTCTAGGGGTAACTTAACGGCTACTTCTTATATTACTTCTGGAGGAACGTCTTCCCAATTTGTTAAAGGCGATGGCTCATTAGATACCAGCACGACACAAGTCACCCCATTAGACAACCTTCAATATAGCTTTGATGGAGTCGAAAACCGATTTATACCCACCTATCAAGGTGCCAAACAAACTATTACCAATCCATTGAGACTTTTAGTCACTATAAATGGTATAGTTCAAACAGTAAATTATTCCTCAGTAGTGTGGGACTCCCCACTACCTTGGGATGGTTTTAGGGTAGATGATGATGGTTATATTGCTTTCTCTGAATCAGTTCCAGCAGGTTCACAGTTCAGCGGAAGAATTATGGCGGGAACAGATACACCAACAGTAACCACAACTTATCCGTTCTCCCCAACGGATTTATTGTTAGGAGCGTTTTAGAGCATGGCAAGAAAGATTCTATTAGAGACAGGATATGTCTTTACCCCAGCCTCAAAAACTATTGTCATTCCCCGCATCATCCCACAAGAGCGCTTGGTACTTATTACCAACGTTACCAAGAATAAGGTTATCTATAACTTTTCTGATGCTTCTCTTCTAGCAACTTCTTATGCAGCGTATGGTGAAAACGCCCTTACAGCTCCAATCACAGCTATTGCTACAACAGGTTCTGCTGTTACATTCACAGCAGCTAATACTTTCTCTCCTGGTCAATTTGTAACCATTACAGGTGCTACTCCAACAGCATTTAACATTTCAGCAACAATTACATCTGCAAACTCAACCACATTTACAGTAGCAAGCACAGTTACTGGCACATGGGTATCAGGTGGATTAGCGTCTGTTTCAGAAAACACAACACTTGTTCTTAACTACAATACTGCAGGAGTCATGGCTGCAACGGATAAGTTGCAGATTACTATCGACCAATTTGCTGAAAAGTTTGAACCATCAGAAGAGCTAACTGACCCAGTAGGTAAGTTCCGTACATCTAGCCCACAGGCGCTTATTGACACAGACTTTGAATATGGACCACAAGTATCTAAGTGGGAAAATCTAAGTCTTATTAATAACCGCCCATTTGCATATAACTTCAACTTTAACGCCCTAGCAGTATCTGATATTCAAACTGGTGCTGCTGGAACTAAGACAATTACTGTTTCTCTTACAACCACCACAGCAACTGCATCAAGTGCAATTGGTAACGGAACTCTTGCTACCTATACAACTTCTGCAGCCCATAACTTTACAGTTGGACAACTTGTAACAATTACTGGTTTTACAACTAACTACAATACAACTTCTGGACAGCCTGCAATTATTCTTGCAACCCCAACAACAACTACATTTACTATTGCTAACTCAACTACAGCAAATACAGCATCATCTGGTTCTGGAACAGTAACAGCTGGTGTTGCCCCTGCAATCGGTGTGCCAATCTACATTGCTGATACTTTCTCACCATCAGTTCCAGGTAACTATACAATTGAAACTCGACCAAGTGAATCCTCATTTACCTTTTCAGCAAAAGGCTCTACGCCAACAGGTTGGGCATCTACAACAATTTTTGATACTAACAAAACTCTAGTAGCTCTTGGAACGGTTTATAAAGACGCTGCTTTAACACCTGCGTCTTTTGCCTATTCTTCAAATATGGTTACAGTAACAATGCCTTCAACCCAACCACACGGTTTACATATTGGTAATGAAATAGCTGTTATTGGTTCAACAGTAGCCTCAGGAACTGCCCCAAATGGTAACGCATATGTAGCAACTGTTACATCACCATTGGTATTTTCTTACTACACAGGAACTGCACCTTCTGCCACACCAGCAGTAAGCCCTACAGCAACTACTGCTACAGGCGCGGTTGGAAGTACCTTTGTTACAGTAGCCTCTGCTACCAGCATTGTTCCTGGTATGACAGTAACAGCAGCTGGTATTGCAGCAGGAACATTTGTTACCTATGTACAGGGAACAGCTATTGGTCTAAGCCAGGCTGTTACTACCGCTCTTACAACAACTTCTATTACCTTTAACGCGTCTATCTTTGTGCGCTCACAGGCTCAGGTTAAGCACCGTGCATTTGATGGTGGAGTGTTCTTCTCAACTAACGGCACCTCAAATAACACTGCTCAAGTGCGTCAGACACGCCGTTATTTCCGTTATCAATCTGGTAAGGGTATTCAAATTTCTTCTGGAACAATTCTTAAGCCTACCTATGGAATTGACTCAATCTCGTACTCAAGCCCATATGTAACAGTTCAGACTAAAGAGCCTCATGGCCTACAGCCAGGCTACTCAATTGCTATTTATGGCGCTAATGAAAACGGTTATAACGGAACATTCCCAGTAGCCTCTGTAACAGGTCTTACCTCCTTTACTTATGTGCCAACAACCGCACCAACAGTAACTACAGCATCAGGTAACTACTATGCCTCAGTATCTAACTGGAATGGTGCATCAAACCGCCTTGGTCTATTTGACCAACAAAACGGTGTTTTCTTTGAATATGACGGAACTACCCTTTATGCGGTTCGCCGTTCATCTATCTTCCAAACAGCAGGCCGTGTAACGGTAACAAACGGTTCATCTACAGTCTCTCAGACAACAACTAACTATCCAACAACATTTAGCAAGCAGTTGGTACCTGGAGATTATATTGTTCTTCGTGGTCAGTCTTACCGCGTTATCGATATTGCAAGCGATACCTCGCTTACTATTCAACCTTCATACCGTGGAACAACAGCTACTAACGTAATTGTCTCAAAGACAATCGATACAAAAATCCCACAATCTGCTTGGAACATTGACCGAGTCGATGGAACAGGCCCTTCTGGTTACAACATTGACCTTACAAAGATGCAGATGTTCTACATGGATTACTCATGGTATGGCGCTGGAGCAGTTCGTTGGGGCTTCCGTGGACCTAAGGGAAACATTGTATATGTCCACAAGCAAGCTAACAATAACCAGAACGCTACAGCATATATGCGCTCAGGTAACCTATCTGGCCGCTATGAATCTGTTACACAGCCAGCATCAACTCAGTTAACAGCCTCTGTAGGCGCATCTGATACAACTATTAACGTAGCCAATACAACTGGTTTCTACGCACCAACATCTGTTAGCACAAGCGCAACAGGTTCAAGCGGAGCAAACACTCTTGTAGTAACTTCAACAACTGGAATTGTTTCAGGAATGTTTGCAACAGGTACTAACCTTGGTGCAGGAGCAGTAGTAACAGCGGTTAACGCATCTACACTTACAGTTACACTATCTGTAAACAATGGTGGAGCCGTTTCTGCAACAATTACATTCCAGTCATATCCAGGAACCGCAGTTATTCGTGGAACTGGTTCATCTAATACATGGGAGTACATTAACTACACAGGTCTTACCTCTAACACTCTTACGGGTGTTACTCGTGGTCAAGCTGGTGCCTCTGCTGTTACAACCACAATGGCTGTAGGTTCTAACGTAGCCACTGTAGGCTCTACAGCAGGTTTACAAGTTGGTATGCGCGCAATTAGCCCATATCTTGCAGATGGAACAAAGATTGAGTTCATCTCTGGAACAACAACACTTATACTTTCAAGCTCACCAACAGTGGCTAACCCAACAATCTGGTTCCCAGCAATGGGTTATACAACAGGTACCCTAGGAACAACTTCAGGTACTGCGGTTACTGCTGGTCAAGCGTTTACATACTCATCAACTAACCCAACTGCAGTAGAGCAGGCCTTCCCAACATTTGGCCCATCTATCTCACACTGGGGAACTTCGGTCATCATGGATGGCCGTTTTGATGATGACAAGTCCCTTTTGTTTACGTATGGTCAGACAACACCTACATCACTTGGTGGAACCACAGCGGTATCAACTACTCTAGTACAGGCAACAACTGGTTCTGTAGTAGCAACTGCTGGTGCTGCAACAGGTATTGTTCCTGGACAACAAGTAACAGGAACAGGTATTCCAAACGGAACTTATGTAGTAGCAATATCTGGAACGACTGTAACCTTGTCTCAAGCTACAACGGCTACTCTTACTGGTAACTACTCATTTAGCGGTGCTACATCTAAGGCGCTATTCTCAATTCGTATCGCCCCTTCTGTAGATAACGGTTTCTCAGCAGCCTTTGGTTTGCGTGAACTTCTAAACAAGATGCAGCTTCAGACTAAAGCCCTTGATATCTCACTATTGAATACAACTACAGGTAACGTGCTAGTACAGGCTTACTTGAACGGTACACCTTACAACTATGTAGGAAACAACGCTACTGCAACAGGTTCGGCTTCTGCTTCTACAACAGTAACCCTTACAGGTAACACTGGAACTGTGGCTGTTGGTATGTCGGTTCAAGGAGCTGGTGTTACAGCAGGTACTACAGTAACTGCAGTTGCTTCTCAATCATCTATTACTGTAAGCAACTCTCTAACGCTATCTTCTGTACCGCTTGTATTCTTGGCGCCAGGTTCAACTTCTTGGACAAACTCTGTAAGAAACGCTGCTAACACCCCTAACTCATCCCTTGCTCAGATTGCTGACTACGCTGGTAACAGCTACTCAGTACAGGGCGGTGAAGTAACAGGTGGGTTCTTTGTATCTTCAACAGGTACTTCAGATATCTCTCAGGTTCGCGACTTGGGTAACGCCGTACTTGGCGGAGGTACCGCTGTATCAAATACAGGTGTTTATCCAGATGGACCAGATACTCTTACAATCGTTGTAACCAACGTAAGCACAAGTACAGCATCTGTACTTGGACGTATTTCCTGGACTGAAGCTCAAGCATAATTAAGGAGGGTCATGCTAAACAGAGACACCTTTAACTATACGGAGCCGCTAGAAGTATCGTCACTTAACGTACTAGGAACGCTTAATGCGACTATGCAACAGCAGAGAAACCCTGCTGTTTTATGGACTTTGGGAAACCCAGTCCTAGCTGCTGGCCAAATTGGTATTGAAACAGATACTCGTTTCTTTAAGTTTGGTGACGGAGTTACTAGTTGGAACAGTCTTGCTTATGCAAGCGCAACAGGTTCTGGTACAGCTGCTGTGGACTCAACCACTACTGGCTTTCTATTAGGCGGAATGTAATTATCTAACCCAAAGCATTCCTACATCACCTGTAGGCCTTAGATTTGCCTCTTGCCACCCACCTGATTCCCATTTATCTTTACGGGCATCTACGTGGTCTTTAAGTATGTGGGCAAAGTCTAATGGAAGCCAATCATCTGACGCAGGTTCCTTTAAGTGCTCTTCTATAAACCTAATAGAGAACTCTTCATAGCCGAAGTTTTGCAAATACTCTAACTGCTTGGCATGCTCATCTAAAGTCACCTCAGTCCATTCAAAGGCTATAGTTCCATACTTCTTGGTCATACCCTTAAACACATTCCATTCAGCACCCTCTACATCTATCTTAATGAGCTCAGGTTGCCCGTAGAGCCCCACAAGTCTGTCAAGGGTGATAGTGGTGGCAGTAACGGTTCTAAAGGGCTTATTAGCGTAAGGCATGGCCTCTGAGGTCAACCACTCTTTATTAAGGGTAGATAACCCATCTTCATCAGCCTCATAAAACTCAACACGCTCATTGTTTGTGTTGGAGACTGCTAGCTTAAGTGGGACTACATTTGGATTATATATAAAGTTAGATACAAGCTCTTTATAGATTTTAGGCGCTGGTTCAAGAGCAATTACTTTATATCCCTTTTGTAAACCAATTAATGTTGCATCGCCACGATTAGCACCAATATCAAATAGGAGCACCTATTCTCCTTAAGTTGTCTTCAATAGATAATCTGTACTCGTCAGATATTACTTGGCATAGTAGGTCTTTAAATAAGTCCTCAGACTCTTTAGCGCGGCCTAACCACCAACCACTAATTGCTTTTTCATATAAAAGTCCAAATCTACCTGGGTACTGAACATCCGCTGGCAAATGTGCGGGTATAGAGGCCCTCTTTGATAATCCTACCTGAGCAAAGGTATAGCACTCCTGCCAATCACCGTTGCGCTCGTGAAATCTAGATAATAGAAAGTAACCCTCTTGGCGTTCTGGTAGGTAGGCAATAGCTTGAAGTATGCAGTTACTTACTGTGTGCTTTCTGTCGTTTTGGTTTTCAAAGCAGTTAGCCACTTTAAGTAGCGAGGTATAAGCAATAGTTTGATGGGTATCGTAACCATACTCAGCAGCCCTTAAATAGAAAGAAACTGCGGAAGCAGACTGACCAGTGCTCTCATACTCTAAAGCTGCCTCAAAGTTAAGCTCTGGATTAAATGGGTCTTTAGATAGGCGCTCAATAATCTCATTAATTTTCATATGCAAGCGCCTCTTTAATTAACTCTTCTACCACTATCTTTGGGGTACGTAGAACAAAGGCTGCGTTATCTTGAAACCCCCAAGAGATAAGCAAGTCACCTTCAAACACAGCAGCACCTACCGCAAATTCAATGCGCCCATCTAGAAATGCAAACTCCTTGGATAGACCTACAAAGTTAAATTGCTCATCCCACAATACAAGTCGGTGACGGTATATGCCATCTTTCTGTTGAAGGTAGTTCTTAAATAGATTAACCTCGTGAGTGATGGCAATATACATACTGCCCCATCTAACTACTTGAGAGCCACCGCGTTGGTCTGCTGGAGCTGGTGGAGTTTCTTTAACAAATATCTGTTCTATTTTTGGCTCATTAGGGTCTGCCTTAACTAACTCTGTAGGCATAGTCCACTTAATAAAATGGTATGGCATATCTAATACTGGGTACCAGTTCTTCTCACAATATGAAGAGTTATCATTTGGCGCAGGTATGCGTACACGATTAGTTTCTTTAATAGACCACTCATCTTTATTAATTTCAATGCGTGTGTACTCCATGCGCCCAACACCATTTGTAGTGGTATCGCGCCTAACACCAATTAGATAATACTGACCTTCCCATTGAACAAGACGAGCATCTTCTAGACCTACAAACTCCCATATAGGTGTGTGAAGGTCAAGCATCTCTACTCTTGCATAGTCGGTAATCTCTAAATCTGTATTAAGACGGCATAGATAATTTTCAGTAATTAAGCGCTGGTCTTTCTCTGGATGTAGATAAGAAAGTGGACCCCAACGACTTGGAAATTTCTGCTGATTTTCAGAGTGATATAGCGTGTAATTTACATGGCGCAGATTAACTAATATGTCCCCATCATCATCTATAAAGACAGAGGGGTTCATTAACCCTGTTCCTGAGGTGAGCCCTTGAGGTATTGCTAGGGGCGCTAATTTTCCACCATTGGAGACGGCGCGCTCAACTAGGTTCACTGAGAGAGTTTATCACAGAGGGGTTTTACCCTTACAAACGCCCCCCTTATAGCGATAATTAAACCACGCGTATTTAAGGAGAACCCAAAATAGCTACTGCATACAAGGTGTTGGGTCAATCTAACCCAGCAGCAACAACAGAGACAACTCTATACACCCCTAGCGGCACTGCTGCGGCTGTGGTCTCAACTATCACCATTTGCAATCAAACAGCCTCTGCTGCCACATACCGCATCGCTGTATGGCCAAGTGGAACATCATCTTCAGTTGCTAAGAACTGGATTGTCTATGGAGCCACAGTAGCGGCTTCAGATACAACCGCCCTTACTCTTGGACTTACTCTTGAAAACGGCGCAACTATTCGCGTCTATGCCTCTTCAGCTAACTTGTCATTTAACGCCTTTGGTTCGGAGATTTCATAGCATGACCATCTCAAGTGTAAACGGTGGCGCTGGAACCGTAAACAGATACACGTATAACGCTACAGGTGGAGAAACAACTATATCTGGCACAGATTCAAATGGCGCAACAATTTCATATCTAGTAGGTAAAGAAGAAGTCTATGTTAACGGAGTTCTCCTTGTTAGAACTGCAGACTACACAGCCTCTAACGGCACATCTGTAGTACTTGTTAATGCACTAGTTGCGGGAGATGTAATAGAGATTGTTACATTTTCTTCATTTGCCATACCTACAGCAATTGCCTCTTCTGTAGTAAGCTCTAAAGGTGATTTAATTGTTGCTAATAACCCTTCGTCAGTCACTAACCTCCCAGTCGGAGCTGACGGTACAACACTCGTGGCAAACTCTTCCGCCTCTACGGGCGTATCTTGGGCAACCCCAGTAGCCAGCCTTGTTAATCCAGTTATCAACGGCGGGTTTGACATCTGGCAAAGAAGCACAAACTTCAGCCTTGCCGCTTCAACCGCTTACACATCAGGATTTACGGCAGACCGTTGGCAGACTCAAACAAATGCAAATCAGGCTACAACCATATCTCGTCAGGCAACAGGTGACACAACCAACCTTCCAAATATTCAGTATTGCTTGAGTTTTCAACGCAACTCTGGTCAAACTGGAACTAGTGCGCTTTATTTGGTGCAAAATGTTGAAACCGCTAATGCAATTCCTTTTGCTGGAAAAGCCGTAACTTTTAGTTTCTATGCTCGCTCTGGTTCTAATTACTCGGCCGTTTCAAACGCTTTGTCTGCTTATATTTCTACTGGCACAGGAACCGACCAAAATTCTTGGGCAGGTTATACGGGTGGAAGCAACCCTATAAGCGGAACGGCAACACTTACAACTACTTGGCAGCGTTTTGTTTTTACAGGAACTATTCCATCAAACGCTACCGAGATGGCTCCTACTTTTGGATTTACCCCAACGGGTACTGCTGGCACTAATGACTATTATCAAATAACAGGCGTACAGATTGACCTTGGAACTTACACCGCTGCAACTGCTCCTGCCTTCCGCAGAAGCGGTGGCACACTTCAGGGGGAGTTAGCCGCTTGTCAGAGGTATTACTTTAGAGAAACTGCTTTGGCTCTATACACAAACTTTGGTGCTGGTCAGAGTGGTTCGGCAACTTCGGCTCAAATACAAGTCAAATGCCCTACAACTATGCGAACTTATCCAACCACAATTGACTACTCAACTTTGAGATTGTCAGACGAATCAGCAGGATATGCCATCACCGCACTCACAATAAATACTTCGTTTTATTCTGCCGATTTACCTGTATTGGCTGCAACAGTTGCATCTGGTTTAACCTCTCAAAGATTTTATTCAATGGGAGCAAATGGCAGTTTGTCTGGATATTTAGGATTAGGAGCAGAACTTTAATGGATAACATAAACATTATTGAAACTGAATATATGGGTGTTGTAACACAACATATTATTATAGACCGAGGCAATGGCGAGTTTACTTCTATGCCAAAGGCTATTTACGACACACTTGTATCCAACTCTTCTACACCACAGGCAGGTAACTAATGAGTCGCGCACAATTAACTTCAACAGTAGAACAAAACTCAGCAGGTGCGGCCAGCCCGTTTCTTGCTGGTAAGAACAAAATCATTAACGGTGACTTTAGTATCTGGCAGCGCGGTACATCTATTTCAATTACTTCAAATAACCAGTATAGTGCTGACCGTTTTCTACATGGATACGATGGAACAGGTGCAACCAGAACAGTTACTCAACAAACATTCACACCAAACACTGCTGGTAACCCAACCAACGCCATAAGCGGTGGCTACAACCGTTATATGCAAATTGCTCAATCGGTTGCAGGTTCAGGCGGTAGTTATAATCTTATAGAGCAAAGAATCGAAGGCGCAATTCTTGCAGGACAAACGGTTACATTTTCATTTTGGGCTAAGGCAGCATCATCTTTGACTTTGCCACAAGTTGATATGGAATATGACATTGCTGGCAACAACTACTTTTTCGGTGTAATTGCTTCATCAGTTTCAGTTGGAACCTCATGGGCTAAGTATTCTTATACCTTTACTATGCCAACTTATTCAGGCTTATCACCTAACGGTACAGGCGATTGGGTAGGTTTGCGTATTTGGATGCCAGTCAATACAACATTTACTTTTAGCACTTGGGGTTGGCAGTTAGAAGCAGGTTCAGTCGCCACACCATTTACCACCGCATCAGGCACACTCCAAGGAGAGTTAGCCTTGTGTCAGAGGTACTTGCCAGCGTGGAATGGTACTAGCAATCAAGTGTTAGGTGTGTCAGCAAACACGGCAAATACAAGAATAAACATAGGTTTTTCAGTTACTCCAAGAGTTGCTCCAACAGGCACAACTTATTCAAGTCTTTCTCATTTTGGTTTATCAAATCCAACATTTGGAAGCGGCACTCCAACCGCTATAAGTTTTGTTTTTGCTGGTGTAAACAGTTGTACGATTGGTGTGGATATATCGGCTGGTTCTCCAACTATTTCAGCCAATTTGCCAGTTCAATTTTCATCAGTTAACGCCGCTGCGTCACTTTTATTTACAGGATGTGAGTTGTAATGCCAAAAATAACTAATTCAACAACTTTTGAAGGTATTGAAATTGTTACAATTGAATATGAAGACGGTTCGGGTTGGTCAGGTTTGAAGAGTGCTTATGACGAGCAACAAGCGGCTCAGGCTCAACCACAGGGCTAACTTGACTGAGAGTTAGTCAGCAATACATCTAAAGATTTCCTTATTAAGAAAGGATAACTAATGGCCAATTACAAGTACCTACGTGGTGCTTCTATTAGTGACCCTTCACGGGTAATCTTTGATATTCCTGATACTCCTACTATTGGTACTGCTACAGATGTAGGAACTTCAAGGGCCTATAATAATGGCGCTGCTACAGTGACAATTTCTGCCCCAGCAGTAACAGGCGGCCCAACAACGGGTTACACAGTAACATCTAGTCCTGGCTCATTTACAGCCTCTGGTACTTCTCCAGTAACAGTAACTGGTCTTCAATCTGCTACCTCTTATACTTTTACCGCACAAGCAACAAACACTTCGGGCAATTCTCCTGCTACTACAGCAACTGGTGCTATTACTGCTACTACAGTTCCACAGGCGCCAACTATTGGTACAGCCTCTGGTGGAACATCGGGAGTAGTTTCAGTCCCATTTACAGCGGGTGCTACAGGTGGCAAGTCTATTACATCTTATTTAGTAATTTCTTCTTCTGGTGTTACTGCAACAGGGTCTTCAAGCCCAATTACAGTTAATGAAACTGTTGCTGGAACTTACACCTACACGGTTCAAGCCATTAATGCTAATGGAACCTCTGCCGCATCTGGGTCAAGTAACTCTGTTACAAGTTCATTTTACAGTGGTCCTACAACAGTTAATTACCTTCTCGTTGCTGGCGGTGGCGGTGGAGGACAAACTGATGGTGTATCTAGAGCAACAGGTGGCGGTGGTGGTGCGGGTGGGTTACTTAACTCTTCAACATCTGTTACCCCTGGAATCCAATACAACATCACAATTGGCGGCGCTGGTGGTAATAATGGTCAAGGTGGCAGTTCAACCTTGTTTGGATTAACAGCAATATATGGTGGTAGAGGTGGAAGTCCTTATGTAAGTGATAATGGTGGCAATGGTGGTTCAGGCGGTGGTAGTAGCAATCCAGGCAATTCTGCTGGTTTAGGTACATCAGGACAAGGTAATGATGGTGCTCGTGGAGTACAGAGTAGAGGTGGCGGTGGTGGTGGTGCTTTTAGTGCTGGTACTGCAGGCAGTTCAACTGGTAATGGCGGTGCTGGTAAAACAGTAAATTACAATGGCTCTAGCCCTTCCTTTGCGGG